CATTGACACCATCAGTTGCGTTTATGGTTAATGAAAATGTTCCAGCGTTCGCTTCTGTAGTGCTTGGTGTAATCGTGAATACATTGTCTGCTTGACTTACTGTAGCAATACTACCAAGTCCAGAAGTTGAATAAGTCCATGTGAGAGGGAATCCTTCAGGGTCTGTAGAAACTGCTGTAATGACTGTTGGAGTTCCATCTATAGCAAGTGAATAAGATCCAGAAACGCCAGTAATCGCACTAGGTGAGTCATTCTGTACTGTAGCAATTTTATACCAACCAGAACCAGAATAGAGATAAAGATTGTTATTTGCGGTAACAAATGCCTGATCTCCATCGGACATTCCAGTGGCAGCTATTAGTGCTGCCATATCTGCATAAACAGTAGTACCGCTTGAAGAAGGAGTAGATTGAATATCGCCTGAATCATCAAAGGACAAAATCTGACCACTACTTGCCCTAGCTAACACACCTGCTAAATCTGCTAATCTTCTAACTCTTCCCATATTTTATTCCTTTATCCTAACTTTTTAATATCTAAAAATCCAAAGTCTGGATACATATCTGCATAAACAGGATTTGAACTTGTTCCCATCTGTAAGTACAATTTATTGTTTGCTTGAGTTGCATTTTCAAATACATACAACCCATTCATTTTAATCATCATATCATTATTTGTTAAAAGTGATGTTGGAGGGACTAGTAATTGTTCATCATAACTTCCCGCCCAATCACTACCTGATTCCCCATAAAGGTAAAAATCGTATTTTTTTAAATTACTAGAAGTATTATAAATTTTAAATTGAATTGAAGCACTAACTTCATATACTCCAGCCGGAAACTGAAATTCTCCATTAGAATTAACTGTTATGTTTATAAGTGTTGGATCATAAGTAGAATTAGTTGGAGTTACAAAAGTAGACCCAGAATTTGCGGATGTAGTTTCAGTCCAACTTCCAAAGTTCTTACCTACATTTTGACTATTTGCAACACCCGAAGGGGGAGGAGTACTTCCTCCACGATCAAAATAAAATCTTGTCCATTTAGTGCCTAATAAATTATTTATATCTGTTAAATTTGATACGTCACTAGTAAAAGGAGTAGCCATAGTCCACACTCCCTTTGTACTATTATAAGCATAGGTTACATTAGCTGAAGTATATGTATCTCCATTACTAGGATTGTTTGGAAAATCGGCCATTATTTTATCCTTCCAGGGGTGCCGTTGGTGGTGTGAAAGTGTTAGTATACCGAACATAAGGGCTAAGTCTTAAATCTTGCATGTAGCCATTAAAGTGCAGCGTGTTGTTAGGTCTCGCACCTATGTAAAGAAATGCATTATTTTCAAATAAAGCACCACCAGTACCACCATTTTGACTTGAACTTCGAACACCATCAATGTAAATGTATTTAATATGAGCATTTCTAGTTACTGCTATATGATACCAAGTTCCGGCTGTCGGAGTGAAGGCTGTACTGAGAGTATATGCTGTTCCGTGGTTTGTCATAAATGATATTGTACCCGTACTATCATATCTCATTTCCCACGACCGACTATATGAAAAATCATGAAACTTACTCACCAAAGCTTGTGAAACAGTAGTGTCTCTGAAATTAAACCATCCTTCCATAGTATAATTACCCCCGCCCCAATTAATTTGATCACACTCTATTCTTGCTGAAGTGCCGTTAAAAAATACTGAGCTTGAAGATCCAAATGGGTTAGAGTAAGATACTGATGGAGTTCCACTTGCTGTTAAGGTGTGACTATTTCCTGAATTGTCTTGAATAGATGTACCTTGAGCAGTTAAAAGTTGAGTATTTGCAATTGCCGTTAAGTCAGAAGTAGGAGGTGTAAAATCAGAAGTATATATCGCACTATCAACTATACGAAGATTGGACATCCACCCTTTAAAGTAATTAGCTGCAGCATTTGTTGAAGGTCTTCCAATTGTAACATCGTAAGAATGACCAGCTGCTTGAATACCGTACCACGTACCAGTTGCTCCTAAAGAAGATTTTCCGTTTATGTACAGAGTAACTGTTCCACCAGAAACAACCGCCGCAACGTGAGTCCAAACCGAAGGGGTTATTTTTGCGGAGCTATTCAATGTTCTCTGATTTCCATCAAAATGATAAAAAAGTAGTTCTCCGCTTCCAACTATTCCAAAGTTAAAATACGTATCACCCTTTCCAAAAAGAGCTTGGCTATGGTAGTTATTTGATGCCGTTGTTCTAGCTTCATGATAAATCCATCCTTCCATTGTAAAAGTTGCGTTGACGTCATATGTTAAAAGAGAAGTAGGAGCGGTAAAATAATCTGAACTTCCATTGAAATAGATACTATTTTGTGGATCTGTGCTAAATTTATTTACGCCAGGCATAGAACCAACGCCGAGTGGTCTAAAATTATCAACTTGTGTACTGTTTATAACAGTAGCTTCTGTACCCTTGATATGTAGTTCTGAACCAGTAGATGATAAAGGTTCTGTAGGTGGAGTAAAGTTTGATGTGTATCTAGCCGATTTTGATACTCTAAAATCTGATATATAACCTGAAAAATATTCACCAGTTCCCGAGGTGTGTGAGTACGCGCCGAGTCTAAGATTGCCGGTCATTCCAGTAGGTAATGTAGTTGTAGTTCCTACCGAATTGCCATTATGATATAAGGTAACTGTACCACCATTATTTACGAGAGCGATGTGATTCCATTCACCAAAATATAAAGGATGGTTTGATCCGGAATTTATGGTTGGAGAACCAATCCAAGAACTACCATTACCAATGTAAACATATGTATCTCCCGCTCCTGTTCTGTTCACACTTATAATGATTGTAAAATGTGGCAAGGCGAAATTAGCTATTGTCTGAATACTACTAGTTGAAGTCCTATAGAACCATCCTTCTATGGTGAAATCTGTACCTTCCAGATCCAGTGCTGTAGCATCTGTCATATCAACATACTCGTTGCCATCTAAATATATTGACCCTCCGTTTTCAGTAGCGTCATATGGAAAATGATCAAATGGAGAACGAGCTGATGTATATACATGATGATGTTTCGTGATAGAATGATTACTATTGGATATATCTTTGTTAAGTACACCTCCGGTTGAACCTAAAAACTTTGTGTTAGATGTAGCTTCTAAAGGTTCAGTTGGAACAGTAATCGAAGCGGATGAAGCATCATAAGGATGAGACCCATTTATAAATCTCAAATCTCTCATATGACCTAGATAACCTTCGTCGTTGCCACCACTACCACCTCCCCATAGGATACAATCTCCGGTCTGAATGGAAGCTGTATAGTTACCGTTGTGTGCTATTCTTGTTCCGTTTAAAAACAATCCAATATTTGTTCCAGATCTACATAATAAAACATGATTCCATTGATACCAAGGTATGTACTCTGATGAAACAAGTTTTCTATCTAGTGTTCCGTCATCCCAATATGCCGTAATGAAATAACTATTGGCGTAATCTCTTATAATAACTCCCATAGATTTTGTGTTACTCCAGTTTGGTCCTAAACCAAAGCATCTAGGATAGTTAACGGCAGTACGTGTAGCTTCAACATAAATCCAACCTTCCATTGACCAGTCACCTGTTCCACCGATATCAAAATCTGAAGATGATGGAGTGTAATATCGTCCACCGTATAAACCACTTTGACCTATATCTTGGCTGTTACCAAAATATGTACTATAACCTCCGTGTCTAAATGGACTAAATGAATCAAGTGATACATCTCCAGTAACTGATGTTGTGATATCGTTAGTAGATGAGTCACTTATAATATTAATATTTGAGCTAGATCCTGTATTTAAGAATACAATTGTATGTCTGCTATCTTCAATTAAAGTTATAAATTCTAACGTAAAGCTTGATATACTAGTAGAAGTATTTACACCATCACTAACTGTAAAGGTTAAACTAAATGTGCCTGCATACGCTTCTGTAGTAGTAGGAGTAACTGTAAATACATTATCTGCTTGAGTAACAGTGGCTGTTGTACCCCCTCCATTAGTTAGAGATCCGCTTGTAACAGCATAGCTGTAAGTTAATGGTATACCTTCAGGGTCGTTAGCTGTAACAGTAATAACAGTTGATGTCCCATCAGTAGCTAGGGTAAATGGTGTAGTATTAGCATTGGCATCTTGCACTGAAGTAATATTAGGGTTAGTATTAACTAATGCTATACTATACCATCCTGAGCCATTAGAAATATATAAAGCATTAGAAGAAGTTACAAAAGCCTGAGTACCTGCAGCTACCCCACTTAAAGGAAGATCACTAGTATTAGTATAAGTTGTAATAACTCCTCCAATTTTACCGCTAGTTAATATCTTTTCCCAAACACTTTTTGCACTATTATATTGCCAGGCGTTACCGCCTGCTGAAATCTGTTGTCCATTACTAGGATTGCTTGGAAAATCTATTGCCATTGTCTTATCCTTTTGATACCTTTGTAGGTATAGTATTTTATAAATTAACCTTCAAATAAGGCTGTTGGTGGTGTAAAGCTTGAGGTTGTTGCAGGACTTCCATACACATTGTAATTAGAAATTCTTAAATCATTAATATATCCAGCCCACGGAGTGCCTGGACCAGAACTTCCTAAAGTAAACTGCGTGTCTGGGCTTGAAGTGTTAAGAAGTCCCGTAGACATATTAGCTACTTGAGTACCGTATGTATTTTGAAGAAATGCTGTTGGATATACTTTAACTCCGTCTAGATATAAAGCAGCAGAAGTTGAAGGGTTACACATATAACACACATGATACCAAGTACTATGAGCAACTTTAACAGTTGTTTCTTCATTAAAGAATGTTGAACCTCCGGATCTAACCGTCATTCTTAGTTCATCCGTGTGCCACTGTTGTAAATAAAATATGCTACTACCAGAAGTAAATTGCCAAATAATTTTATGAGACAAGCCGTTTACTAATTGAGTGTGCTGAGGATTTATCCAACATTCAATAGTGCATGGACCACTAAATAAATCTGGGAATCCAGGTCCTCCGTTATTGGCAGAAGGTATAGTAACATAATAATCATTACTAATAGTACTGAAATCTATAGATTTAGTTCCTGCAAACTTAACTGATGCTGTTGTGCCTACAGCTCCAGTTAATTGCAAAATAGATCTTTGAGACTTATCAACAATAGAGGCGTCTGTGCCTTTAACATGTAAGGTTGAACCGGTTGAAGATTGTGGCGCAGTTGGTGGAGTAAAGTCTGATGTGTAAAGAGCGCTTCCGTTTACAAATTTAGCATCACTTATGTGACCATTAAAAGAAGAATAATTTGATGTTCCTCCAATTCCAATTGGATCAGTATTAGTAAAGCTATAGCTACTATCCCATGATAGATTTGGGTGATTGTACGTTGATAAAGTTAAACTTTTTCCATTTAAGAAAATATAAATGTTATTACTGCTATCTCTAGTTATTGCAAAATGATTCCAACTATTTATAGGCATTTCTGTTGTACTACCTATTCCAGTTTCATTTTGACCGTAGTTTCCTCTATAGAACCAGATCTTTATCCCGTTTTGCCAGCCTGCATTATTAAACCAAAATGCCCAAGCATTCCCAGTTTGCTGGTTCCAGTTACCGTAAATCTGACCGCTTGTTGAAGTTGGGTATATCCAACATTCATAAGTAAACTCACCGGTTAGATATAATGAACTTGTGCTTGAAGGTAGTGACAAATAATCTCCAGTTCCATCAAAATATACAGACCCGCCGTGATTGGCCGATGAGTATTCTAAGTTATTAAAGGGAGTAAAGGGTCTTGTTGAGGTGTTACCGTTTATTGTGATTGAATGACCGTTAGAAGAACCATCAGCTATATATGGCAAGTGACAAGTAAGTAAGGAAGTGTTTGCTATATCGGTAAGGTGTGTTATTGGTACAATCGAAGAACCAAAAGGTGTGCCAGAAACAACTCTTACATCAGCGACATAACCGTTCAGAGGATATGCGGTACTCCAAGCAGAGCCTAGGTCGCCTATGTAAAATGCAGAGTTTGTTGGTGTATTTGAAGCACTGACACTCCCTAATGAACTTCCATCCACAAAAAACTCTAAAGTAGAGCCATCCCATTGCAACTCTGTGTAATACCATTGCGATGCGCTAACTGACGTTGATGTACCAATAACACTGCCACCTATTTGAGCATACCAATTTCCAGAGCTGATAGATACTCCAGTTCTTCCAACGTGCCCTGATGTACCTTGCGCCCAAACCCCACCATCAGTTGTATCCATGAAATAAACCCACGCCGCTACAGTAAAACTTGTTGTTGGTACTACCTGTGTTGCAGTGGTGTTTAAACTATCCCCCGTTCCATCAAAATAAGTGCTATATCCACCATGCCTATAAGGACTAAACGTACCTGCTTCAACATCACCATTTACCGTAATTGTATGATTGTTAGTTGATGAATCAGTTATATTATTATTATCTGAAGTATCTGTAACATCGATTAGGGATATAGTATGCTTACTGTTTGGTATAGAAAATTGTAAGGTAAACCCATTAGAGCTTGAAGCAGTGTTTACGCCGTCACTAACTGTAAACGTTAAATTAAAAGTGCCTCCATAAGAAGCATTAGTAGTTGGAGTAATAGTAAACTGATTAGTATTAGCGCCTGTACCTTGTACTACTGTTGCAGTAGTACCTCCTCCATTAGTTAGAGATCCGCTTGTAACGGCGTAACTATAAGTTAGAGGTACTTCTTCAGGGTCGCTAGCAGTTATTGTAATAACTGTAGCTGTCCCACTACTTGACAACACAAAAGGCGAAACTCCTCCATTAGCATCTTGTACTGAAGTAATATTTGGATTAGTATTTACCAAACCAATAGAATACCACCCACTACCAGTGTTAATATAAAGCCTATTTGTAGAACTAACATACGCTTGATCTCCTGCATCGTTACCCGATAAAGGCAAAAGATCAGGAGTAGCATAAACTACCACTCCTGATCCGCCTGAGCCTGAGGTAACATTTGATTGAACAGTATCTATTAAACTAGATAGTGTAGTATAAGTTGTGTAGTCATTAGAAGTTAAAGAGGTATAAGTTGCATAATCATTAGAAGAGGCTGTAACATCTAAAACATCTGTATCTCCGAAGTTTACTATTTTAACTTCATCTCCTGTAGATAAAGCTATCTCTACATTAGAACCATCAGAAGCAATAAAGTCAGATCTTAGTACTCCATTTACCCAAACATTAACTTTTCCTATTGAATAAGAAGCTAAACTTGGAGTACTATTAGCATTAAAAACTACATTTCCAGTACTAGTACTTGTATATTCTGCAGAATAATAAGCAGTAGGATACCCTGGACCTGCAGGACCTCTAGCGCCTACAGAGTTTGCCGGTACCCATTGAGAGCTAGTACCGTCATTATAGTAAATATAAGTAGTAAGAGATGATGGATCAAACCAAAAATCTCCGGAAGAAGGGTTAGAAGGGGCATTAATACTAGTACTAGCACTAACTTGTACTGTAGACGTTATATCCCAGTAACCCGCAGTAGCGTTATATACATAAGTAGTATCATTTACACTAAATGAGTCTCCATTAGAAGGAGAGTCTGGAAAATTAACGGCCATTAATTATTTTCTTCCTTTAAAACCTTTCTTATTTTTTGAAAATTTATTATTATAAGGTTTTCTATGTTTTTGAGACCTAACAGGCTCTTTATCAGGATTATCTGCGTGCATCCATTTATAAATGCCCCAATCTTTTGCAAAATTTTCTAATTGTTTTAAATTATGCTTTTTAGCCACTTCCTAGTTCCCTACCAGTTTTTGTAGCTTTAGAGTGATTTTCATCGTAACTTTGTTCTGCAGTAATAGACAATAAGAATCTAGAAAATAAATCTTTAAGTTCTTCTGTTGTAGGAACTCTTCCAGAATCATATTCCATGCTCATTTCAATATCTGGTATTCTACCAGAAGAGTCTCTTTGCCAGTCATCATGACTTGAGCTTACTGACATTCTTACATACATTTTAATCTCCAAATAATGCGTTAATTGTTTTTGGTCCTGCTATTCCATCAGGAGTAAGACCTTTACTTCTTTGAAAGGCCATTATAGCTGCTTTAGTTTTAGGACCGTTTATCCCATCAGCTTTTATTTTTAAAGCTGTTTGAATATGTATTAAAGTAGGTGTTGAGGTTGCAGAGGTAGTTTTTTTAGCGGCAGGAGGAGTTGCTTTTTTCTTAACCCCTAACACTTCTAAGGCGTGCTCATAGTGTTTTTTTCTATCTTCTAAACCAATAGTTCCACCATTAATAAGTTTAGTTATTTTTACAATATCTTTAGCATCCGCTGCTTTATTTATATTTCTGGAATTCCAATACCAACAAGCGCTTTCTAAAGCTCCTTCTTTTGTCTGAACATATTTAATTACTTGATCTGTGTCTTTGCCTATAGACTCTCCAAAGGCTGTATAGTTGTTACAACCTGTTAGTTGAATTATACCTCTACCTCTAAATCTCCAACCATCTCCAGTTTTTTCACTACCATTTCCCATTCTATTAGCATATACTACATTAGCAATAGCTTCTGGTTTTCTGGCATAGGCTTTAGAGGATCGATCTCTAAAGTATTTAGTAAATACAGCTTCTAAAGCTGCAGCACTATAGTTTAAATTTTCTTCTAGTACAGTAAAGTTTCTGCTCTCGTGAGCACATTGAGCTATAAAAGCCGCAACTCTTTCGGGAGTATCAATTTCATATTTAGGTAATATTTCTGTCATAGCTTTATGCCAAACAGAAACTTCATTGTTTCCTTTACCTATAAGTTCATTTAACATTTCAACGGTAAAATTAAATTTCATAATATTCTCCTAGCTATTTAGAAGCTGCTATCTGCCTAATTAAATTAGTTTTTATTTTTTCTTTTCCTAAAGATAAAATATCTTTGTCATACTCTAATTTTAAAACAGCTTGATCTTCGAGTCTAGGATTTAATATATTAACTCTAAGATGTCGATATATAGATCTCCACACGGTACCATGAGGATTTCCTGCTGATTTTCTTTTTAAATATTTACCCCAATATTGAGCAGCATGTGCTACTTCATGTAAACAATGTAGAGCAATTTTATCTTCTGTATTTTTTGTATAAATGCTACCTATAATAGGACAATCTTTAAAAGAAGCATATTCATGCACTTTAGATACTTGACCTTTTTTTATATTTGTAGTAGCATTCATGGCGATGCTGACACCAGCACCGCCTTTATTTGAATACCATCCTCCTCTTGAAGAAGATCTGCGCTTAGACCAATCTAATTTATAATAAGCTAATTCAAAGTCGTGAAAGTCTATCAACTTGCAGATCTCTTTAGAAGAGATATTTATATAGTATTTGGCAATATTTTCATACTGCTCGATTTCAGAATATTTCATTAATCTTTACTTTCGAACTCTATGATTTCTCCATTAGCGTCTCTAGTAAGAGTGATATATCCTTTTTTATTTAGAAAGAGTAAAGATTTATCTACTCCGTTCTCTAAGCCTTCCATGAAGCCTTTTTTATAAGAGTACCAGCTAGCTAAGACAAGCACACTCATATATAATACGTCTTTGAACTCAAATAAATTCAAAACTAAGCTCCTTGTTTTGCGTAAGAAGCTCCTGGCACTTTCCAACCGGCTTGCTGAGCAGGAACACGAATAAAAGGTTTATTAGTTTCATTCGTATTAGGATTAGGAATAGTTACCATAACTCGTTTTCCTTGACGCAAAGCTTTCATTTGGTTAATGATACGTTCACCAGAAGAAAGGTACGCATTACGCATATCTCTACGAATAGCTCCACTAACATTAGAGTGAATTCCCGCAGATACATTACCCTTAGATTTTCCACCTTTTCTTTTAGCCATCTTATGTTCCTTTTTTTAGATTACTATTAATAATATATTATTAAAGGCTAAATTGTCAATTATTTTTTTAAATAATCTAGTAAGGTATATCATACTAAAAGATAATTAGTTATCAATTTCTTGACATACTCTATTTCTTAAATCACTAGAACTAAACCGATGATCACGTTTATTAAAATATAACTCAATTCCACGATTACGACACTCATCTTTGCCAGTAAAATCTTTTTGTCTATACTCTTCTCCTAATATTCTTATATCAATAGGATACATATTTATTATGTCTAGTAAATCAGCTTCTGTACAGTAGATGATAACCTCGTCTACATATTTTACAGCTCCTAATTGTGCTTGTCTTTCAACTATAGTTTGAATAGGAGAGTTTTTTTCTTTTCTATCTATAGAAGGATCTACTTGTAAGGCAGCAATTAGCCAATCGCACCGAGACTTAGCCTCTCGTAACATCATTATATGTCCTGCATGTAATAAATCAAAAGTACTAGCAGTTAATCCTATTTTCATTTTTTCTTTCTTTTTTTGCATTCTCTTAGTCCACTAGGCCCTACGATTATTATTGAAATAAGTATGATAATAGGACTAATAAATATTATATCTTGTAGTATCATTAATCCTCTAACTTCTCAATAGTATAATATTCCATTACTTCATTTACTTGAGTTTTAATCATACGTTCTGCCTCTTCAAAAGAAGAAGCAGAGAACTCTAAAGTTTTACCTATTCTAGTATCTAAAACAGAATCAAAACCTAAAGAGTGAAGAGCATTAGTTACAGCAGACCCTGCATTATCTAATATTCCTTTATGTAGCATTACAATAGCTCTGAATCTCATGGTAAATCCTTAACTTACAGGCAATATAATATAGTGAATTGCTAATACAAGAGCTACTGATGTACCTAATCCTACCATCATTTTACCAAAATCTTTTGCTACAAGAGGAAACACTGACTTAGTTTTTTTCTTATCAAAGTAAGTTGCCATCGCAAGTTCACGACCTGCTAGTAAGCCAACAAATACCCAAGTTGTTGACATTGGAATGTCATTTAACTCTTTGAAGAAGTATAAACACAACCAATAGAATAAGTCAATCAAAGTTGCTGATCGCACGTATCGTGTGTTATGTTTTTCCAAAACAATTTGTTGGATTCTACCACCTCGTTCTCTAAACATAAAGAACAACCCTGCAACAAATACAACTGAAATCATAACCATAAGGTCTATTGGTACTTGTCTCGGTAAAAACACAGCAATGTTGGCCATATCATGTGATAACCAAGTCCACCACAAACCACCAGTAGCTACCCACTGAGCAATTCTCCAGAACCGTTTATTATCTTCACTGACAGGTTGAGTTTCATCAAACCATGTACCTGCATACTTATTAATACTAAACCAAACTGCATACGCAAATGCCGCTGCGACACCATAACCCATAATAGATTTCATCAACATCTTTTCAAGAACAAATGTACTTGCAAAGACTGATAGAACCAAGAATGAAGTTGACACTGGAACCCCAAGTCGAGTTAGTGCAACCAAGATTGCAGGAGCAGCAGCATGATACCACTGAACCTCTTGCCACGGGATTTTGTTTAGTCGTCCGTATGAAATATCCCCACCATTTATACTCCAACCATACCATAGTGTAGCTAGCAGTACTGCTGATGCCGATCCCCATAAAATTTTGTAGTTGAATCTCTCATTGTTTGATGCCATCCATGTACCGAGAGTTTGTACTGAATCGTTTGCTATAACCGCATACGCAGCAAGTAAAAAGCCTATTAGACTCCATAACGTAATTAACTCCATTTACTTTTCCTTAATATTAAAATTGTTAGTCACACCAAGAAATTTTTTTACCACCGTCATAACTTTTAGCTAGTCCTTTTGCAATAATTAACTCTGAGTAAAGTTTTCCGTCTAGGTAAACATTAGATAAAACTCTACCCCCATACTTATCCCATTTTAAATCTTTAAATTCAATATTTTTAGCAGTTTTAAAAACAGAATTAGCAAATTCTCTTGCTTCTAAAGCTAATTCTTTTTCTTTATCACACTTTCCTTTTATCTCAGGGGTATCTATTCCTAAAACTCTAATACTCATTTTTTGTAAGCTTTCAGGCAAAGATTCATATATAATATAACAAGTATCCCCATCGTAACAAACTCTATCTCTATACTCTCTCATTTTTATTTCAGAATATACAGGAGTACCAATAATAATTAATAATAAAGATAATAAATATTTATACAACACTTCTGTGCTCCTCTAAGGTAAGTCTGTTTTTCCTAAACCACCAAGTAGTATTAGGATACACTTTAATATTGTCTCCACAAGTATCTTTTACAGCTTTAGCTACTTCTTCAAAATCATAATCATCTCCAGATATAATTCCTCCCATTTTTATTTTTGGATACCAATGCTCTATATCATCTATTACATCGGCATAGGCATGGGAAGCATCTATCATTAAAAAAGAAATACTTCTATCTTCATACTGAGAAGCAGCTTCTAAAGAGGTAGCCTTTACAGGATTAACATAGTCTCTAACTTTTGCGGCTGTTAAATTGTCTTCAAAAACTTTATAAAAATTTCCTCCATGTTGTTTGATAACTTCAAAATGAGGTTCATCACTAAAATCTGATAATTCAAATATATCTACAGCATGAAAATTAATTCGCTTACCACTTTCTTTTATAAAAGTACCCATTGCAGCAGTAGACTGTCCTAAAAAACTTCCTAATTCTACAAATAAATCTCCATCTTCTGCATTAGCAACTATTTCTGAATAAAAATTTATATATCTAGAGTACCCAAATATTTTATGTCCTTTAATTTCAATATAGTGTCCTGACATTATAACTCCTTTATACTATTATTATACTTTACTGCTTCTTTTAAAATAGAAAAATCTATACCATAATGCTTCATTGAGTATAATAAAGCTGCTGTATCTTTAGGAAAGCAAGCTCCACCAAAACCCCTACCGTCATCACCAGGAACTGTAGTATGACTATCACCAATTCTAGGATCTTGCCTAAAAATATTAATCAATTCTTCAAAAGATATATTTAATTTTTCACAAACATCAAACATTTGATTAGCATAAGCTACTTTTAGTGCCAGAAAAGAATTTCTAAAATATTTAGCTAATATGAGCGTTTCAATATCACTGTGCGTACTTATTTGTAAATGAGGCATTGCTTTATAAAAAATAGAAGACCAAAAATCAGTATTATCTCCTGCAAAATACATAATTTTCTGATTTTTAAAATCTTCTTTTGCGTTTTTAGCTGTTAAAAACTCTGGAGAAAAGGTTATAGATAATAAAGAGTATTTGTTTCTTAAAAATCTAAACCCTTCTAAGCTCATAGTTGATTTAATAAGTATAGGTATGTTATGATAACACTCACTTAATACTTTATCAATATAGCTTAAGTCACAGCTTCCATCCTCTTTCTCGGGGGTAGGTAGGCACAGTATAGCTCCTTCTGCACTTTCAAAATCAAAAACTTTTTTATTATTTATTAAGGGGTCTGAAACATATATAGTGTACTCATGACTAAGGGCCGACATGACTGCCGACCCTACAAAACCTACACCGCTCAAAACTAAAGAAGACATTACAAGTCTCCTTCTTGTCTATTCTCACTATACCATACATTAAAAGAGCCGTCAGGGTAACGGGCTTCTAGTTTGCTTACATTTTCAGAAATTACCTCATTTGGGTCTAAATTAAGAGCTCTACATGAATTAATCCAGTACCACATAATATCGCCCAATTCTCGTTTAGCGTGAAAAATTGTGTTTTCATCCAAAGGCTTTCCTTGAAAGATACATTTCTTAACGATTTCAGCAAACTCTCCTCCTTCACTAGCAATTCCTATAGCTCCTGTTAATAATAAAGAAGGATTTACTCCTTCCATATCGCTTATTGTTTCCATTCTTTTAACCATAGCTCCAAAAGCATTGCTTTCATTACTGGTTACTTTTTCTACAAAATATTTGTATTTGTTTAAATCGACGTTTTTCAATGTTATAACTTTCTAATAATTTAAAGGAGTTTATTTTATAACGAGAGCTCCTGATCGTTAATGAGTTAGAACTTTAAAGTAGCAGAAATGCTGGGAGATAAATCTTCCGCATCAATGTCATAATTTAATTTAGGTTCGATAGCTAACCCTGATAAATCCATTGCGTAAGTAGCTCCAATATTACGCAACATTTCATCTTCATCTCCGTTTACATAAACAGTAATGTCAGACATAGAAGCATCTATTTCATAAGCAATAGTTTCTGCTTCTTTACCATAGGTAACTACACCACCATAAGAATCCATAGATATACGAGTACCTAGAGTCCAATTTTCAGAGTCTAGATCATAATCTACTGCAGCAGTTACAGATAAAGGATCAATGCTTAATGAATGAGATAGAGCAATTGATTCTATTTCTGAAATATCATTTTTATAATCTTTAAATTCTAAAGCAACAGATGTTGAGTCTAAAGAAATAATTAAGCTTTCATCCATAGACATATTAGCAATAGTATGCTCACCTTCTGCACCAACCCAAATATCTCCTTGTTTGCCTAAAGAAGCAGTTACGGGCCCAATAGTAGTTCCAATATTCCATTCGTCTAATGTAAAGTTAGATGCATCTACTGATTCAATGTTAAAACCTCCAAAAGCAAGTCCTTCAGTCTCAAAAGCTAACCCTAAAGTTGTAGTAGTTTTCCAAGCATCAGAAGAGCCTTCAGATACTTCTACTTCGACACTGCCAGATAAAGGATTGGCTAAAGCCGAAAAAGAAATACAGCTAATAGCTGTAGTTGTTAATAAAATTTGTGATAAACGATTCATAATAATCTTCCTTCTATACAGATTTAATCTGTTTTTAAATATTTTAATATATTTTTAGGAGAAGTTTCTTTGTAAGGATCTTCAAAAGATCTTACAAGAGTACGACCAGGTTCTTCTAGCAGTGCTTCTACTAACATATTATTTATAATTATAGTATATCTCCAAGATCTCATACCCATACCTAAGTGTTTTTTATCTACTAACATTCCCATTTTTTCAGTAAAAGCAGTAGTACTATCAGCTAAAAATTTTACTTTTTTTATGCCTAGAAATTCTCTCCAGCTTTTCATTACAAAAGAATCATTTACAGATAAACAATATACTTCTGATATGCCTAAAGAAATAATTTCATCATAAGCTTTTTCAAAATCAGGAAGCTGCTTAGTAGTACAAGTAGGAGTAAAAGCACCTGGAACAGAAAAAACAACCACTCTTTTATTCTTAAAAAAGTAGTTGTTAATTATATTAATGTTACCATCATTTGATATTTCTTGTAAAGTTACATTAGGAATTATTAGATTAGTATAAGACTTCATTATTATACTCTTTTCATAATATATAATTATAGGCAATTAGTCAAGTATAATTTTTTTCTTCTTTAGTCTTTCTTAGGATATATTCATGGTATCTTTCTTGAAAAGAATTATCCTGATGTACGGGAGCAGTATTGCTCATATAACTTTTCCAATATTTAGATCTATCATTAGTACTCATTCTAGTACTCTCATGCTCTTTTATTTTATGTACATAGTGTTTAATATCCATTTGTATCTCCTACTAACTTTTTTTAAAAATTATATTGAGATTATTGTAAACATCTTATTTTAATATAATAACACTATTTTAAGCATATGTTAAATTTTATTTTATAGAGTTTGTATGCAAAATAGCCCTCCTAGTAATTTATACTAGGAGGGCTATAGTCGCTCTTTGGAATAATTATCTATATAACCCCCTCAGATAATAGATAAAAACTCAACAAAGTACGACTTACTAATACAACTATTTCTCATAGTATAAAGTCCGGAACATACTAGAGAGCGTAGTTGTCACGCTAATTGGTAGCCGTGGCCGGACTCGAACCGGCACACCTATAGAGGCGAGGGATTTTAAGTCCCTTGTGTCTACCTATTCCACCACACGGCCATTTCGTTGTACGATATAAGATCCTTCTGGACTATCTATTGCTAATATTAATTCTTCCCACATTTCTGGAGTTATACTTAACAAATCTTCAACATGACCGTCTTCATCTACTTGAGTGATATATACAGCATCTTCATAAGTACTTACTACTAAGTCTGGAACAGAACCTGTATCATCTAAAATAGTAATAGTAATATCATCGTGTTCCATCTCTACTGTATACATAATAACTTTCTTTCTGGTAGGCCCAGAGGGACTCGAACCCCCAACCAAAGCGTTATGAGCGCTCTGCTCTAACCGATTGAGCTACAGGCCCTCTTTACTTTTTATAATCAGCTGGAGAGCTTCTGCAGAACTCTCCAGCCTATTTGCATCTCACGTGTGCAACAAACGACCTAATGTAGAGGGCCACATCTGCCTAGCACTAGGATTTTTTTGTGCCTATTTGGTGATCACGGAAGGACTCGAACCCTCAACCTACTGATTAGAAGTCAGTTGCTCTATCCAGTTGAGCTACGTGACCTTAATTCCTATATCTTTTAACATTTTAGAAGCTAATTTAGTATCTTCTATATGTTCAATAGGTAGGTTCTCGTCTGCCCAGACTCTCATTTGAGCTTTTAAATCTTCTACAGATTTTATGGTAAATTTAATTTCTTTTTTCATCATATAATTATATTACTATTAAAATAACTAACATGCAAGTTTAAATTTACTTTTTAATCTAGATTGATTGGTTCTTTCAACATAATCATCTATCCATTCTTCAATAGCGGGTACATCATACATATTAGCATCTGAAAGAGGGTCTGTAAATACAAAAGTACCGTCAGCTCTGCTCATTACATTTGCTTCATGCAAATCTAATCTACAAGCATCATCCGCATAGGTAGAGCTCCAATCTTCATCAGGATTAAGACCTATAATATCCGCTAAGTCTATAATTTTATTTACTGCACTCTCTAGCTCTTCAGAAACCCAATCAGGTTTACTATCTCCTTTAACTGCCCAATCAAATACTTGTTCATACAGTTTTAACTGCTTATCTTTTAAAGGGTATAGCTTCTCTATTCTTACAGTGTAGAACTCATTATAATTATCTACGTACAAACTATGAAATTTTGGAAAATGAATATTTTTTAAATCTGAGATCTCTCTAAGATAATATAAGTAAGGGTCAAAAATATCTCCTCCTATTTTAATTACTTCATCATTGTTGTCAAAAGTTGCGGCATAACAGCCTGATCCTACATAATTCATATTTTTTAGAGCATTTTTTAAAATTGTGTTAACAGTTGCCATACGCTTTCTTTCTATTAAAAAAATAAAAAGGCGCCCAAACTAAGAGTCAGAACGCCTTTTCATCTACGAGCCATTTCCGAAATAATGGACTTATTCTTTCGCTTGTAGAGTAGCGGTTAAACCGTTTTCTTCGGATAGGATAGTTTAACTTAACCTTTAGTGATTTTCTTGTTTACTGGCATCACTTGACCAGCCCCTCATCTTAAACTATTGTTTAAAGAAGAGATAATAAATATCTAGTTTCAGAAGGAGAAGATACTTTAAATACTTTATCTTCTTTATTGTTTCTTGTTTCTATTGCTTGAGCTAATGTAAAATCATTACCTCCTTCTTGAGTATCATCACCAAAAAAGAAAATAGGAATATTATCAAAATATTTTATAATCTGACTTTTATCTTTTCCTTCTTGATAAATATCAAACCCTGTCATGCCTGCAACCTGAGCAGTAATTTTATATTTAGCACTAAATAAAGAATTAAATGTTGTTGCTAAATTTATTCTTTCCTTAGTTTTCTTATCGTATTCAGAATATAAAAATCTTTGTAACGTTGAAGCATTTCTTCCAACTATACTAAAATTTAACATACCCGGTCTCTTATCAAAATGAAAGCCTGTTTTATGCTCAAAAGAACTATTATGTAATTGTTTAGTGAGCCAATCTATTATTTCAGAAGGAATTTCTAATTCTTGCTTTAAAACTTCTTTTCCTTTATGCCATATTGAGTTTCCTGAGCAGTTAAAACTGTAAGATACAATATTCTCTAAAAACCAAGAATCTAATTGTTCTTCTGTTTTAACATAATCACTACCCGTAGCTAAATATATATTAAAGTTTGAAATTAATCCTGATATTTCTTCTAGAAAAAACTTATCAATTTTTTCTCTAGGCTCTGTTAAGGTTCCATCTACATCAAATATTAAAGCAGTCATTCATTAACTATCCATAGATCTTCTAAGTATTGAGCAGTGAATCGTAAAGCTTTTTTAGCGTCTTTAAGAACTACTTCAAACTCTGCACTTTCTGAATCTTGACAATAGTAATACTCATTTAAACAGTCTGACCAATAATTAACTTCTAATTTCCAATCTTCTAAAGAAAAAGTCGAAGGCGACTCTTCACAATATTCGGCGTAGTTAGCTAATAGTCTAGATAATAAAATGCAGATAGTTTTATCTGTTGTCCAGGCATCTGGAATGTCTGTTATTATAGTACAGTCTGCATAATCAGTATCTAGATTAGTAATATTAGCTAACATAATTTTCCTCTCTACAATATTCCTTCAATAAAAGATTCTACTTCTTTTAAAGCGTCTTGCATAGTGTAGGCAGACACAATTTTCCATTCTTTATCGGTGTCTAGCACTAAACTATCATACTCTAAATCTTCTAAAACTTGTACCATTAAACAATGTTTATGTTCTAGCTTATTTTTTTGTCTCGCAAAGCCCATACAATCGCATTGATAATGTCCTTTTGTACTTTTGTTAACTGTATAGACTTTAGGATCATCTTCCATATTAACAACTTCAAAATTACTATTACTTAGTTTTTTTACTGCGTACATATAGTTACCTCTTTATGTTATATTATATAATAACATTTAATAACTATTTATGCAACTATTATCCGCATTTTTCTGCTACGCAATAGAAACTATTGTTCAAGTCATGTCCTTTTGTGACAAAAGTATTTTTCCATATAGTTTGTTTACTTTTAAAGTATTTTATAAATTGAGAAGAAGAAAACATATGATAGTGCTTTCTATTATTCCAAGGATTCCAATATTTTTGACTTTTGTGCGGTAAGTACAAAAATAGAATTCCTTCTGTTTTTAATTTTGTATTCCAATAGTCTAAAGCTCCTACCCAGTCAGGTAAATGTTCTAGACAATGAGAAGAAAATATATAATCTACGGGGGTAGAAGGTAAAGAATAGGCGTCCCAAGGATCTTCTATATTAACGTCAATCAAAATAGAATTAGGATAAGACCATTCTTTCTTCATACATCCAATATCATATCCTACCTTTCCAAAACCAATAATTTCTTCTGCAAAAGGTAATGCAAATCTAGCAGCATTGCCAGTAGCTTGGAACGCAGGATATTTAGTATTTTCAAAAGTTATAGTATTCATCTAAACTTTAATATCTATTAAAGAGTTTCTATTCTTAAGCATTAAGGCAAATTTTTCTCGTAAGTAAGCTCTTTCTGCAAAAGTTTTATTTTGTATTTTAGAAATATATTCTTGCCACATAAACTGAGTTTCTTGATATTTTTTTAATATAACCGCAGCACGAGTAGAAGGTTCAACTACTCTTCTTTCTTCAGTTCTTGGTGGCCTTATATTTTCAGCATTAGGAAAAGTATGCGCGGTAAAAGGCATATTTTTAGAGTTTCCTTGAACAGACTTATCTCCTTCATTCATAGGCATACTTGAATTTCCTTGAAGCATTTGGGGGGTTTTAATTATTGAAGTTTCCAAATTAATTATCTCCTATTCTAACATCAATTCTTGGAAAAAAGTTAGAATCATAAAAAGTATAAAATTTAGAATAATCATTGTTAGCATAAAATTTTATAAATATGCTATTACCATAACCTAAGTGCCATTGACATACATCGTATCTAAAATTACAATTCTCAGAACACCAGGTTAATATTTTTTTCATATTCGGATGTTCTAAGTTTACAAACTTAAGTATCTGGTATTTTACAGGGCTAGAGTCAGATTTTTCTTTATTAAAAGACTTAGTGTATTTATGAGTTCTGGTAAATTCTAGAAGTTCAATTTCAGAAAAATGTTTTTTTATCATTTAGTACTCATTAATTAGTGGGAGGGCCTTATAAGACCCTCCTCGATTTTACTTATCTAGAAGTTATCGCAATAACTTTAGGTTTTTTAGTTTCAGGAATTAATCTTTCTAAAACTACTGTAAGAAGCCCATTATTCATAGAAGCCTCTTTTACCTCTATATCGTCTGCTAAAGTAAACTTTCTTGTAAAGCCTCTATTAGCAATTCCTCTATAAATCCAAGATTCTGAACTATTATCAGAAGTTTCTGGCTTATAAGATATAGAAAGAATATTATCAGTAACTAGCATCTCAATATCTTCTTTAGAAACTCCCGCAAGAGCAATTTCAATTGTATATTGATTATCTACATGAGTAATATTATAAGGAGGATACCCAGTACTTTGAGCATGGCTGTCTAAGTACTTATTCATTTGATCGAAAAGACGATCAAATCCTACAGCGTAAGGGGTAAATTTATTAATATCTAGTAAAGAAGTATTTCTCATATTCATTTTGAAACTCCTTTAACTAAAGATTGTATAGAGTTATTTAAAGACTCTGTAAAAGATTCTCCAGCTTTTACTACAGACTTAGCAAAGTCTGTTTGTGCATCTATAAAAGAATGCAAGGGTTCAGCTAGACTTTCTTCTTTTATTAAAGTGTCCACACAGTATTTTTTAGTGTTTTGAAGGGTATCAATTCCCCAATTTGTAATATATGAACTCATCATATTTTTTCTCCTTTTTAAAAGCAAGATTTATGAATACAATCGAATATTTTCGCATTGTATTTTCATAAGTAGTTTCTAATAACTCGTAAGACATTATTAGAAACTATAGTAAATATATCAAATAATTAAGAGTATGTAAATAAAAAAGTTAAATTAAACTTCTTCTTTGGGATCAAATTCTTCGTCTTTCTTCCAAATGTCTGGGTCTCCCATACTCTCTACTTTAGTAGTAGTAGTTTTAGCTGCTGATAGTGTAGCTTTTTTAATAGGAGGAGCTACAGCAGCTATTTTAGCTGCTTCTGCTGCTATATCTGCAGCTTCTTTATCTGCATGCCATCTGTCCATTAAGCTTTTTGTTAATGACTCACTTGCATCGTTAGCTTTAAGTACTTTTTTTGCTTGCTCTGCAGTAGTTAAATTCTTAATTAAATCATACATAGTATTCATCCTTTTATATTAGTCTTCAGTAAAGTTTCTTTCTTTTCTAATAAAATGCCTGCTAACAGTGCCGTCTTCAAATTGTAAATATCCTTGAGCTATGTCATTATATTCTTCTAGCAGTTCATTACCATGATAATAGTCTTCTAGGGTTAAGTCAAGAAAAGATTGTTTAGATTTACTATCGCCTTGAAATGCAGTTAGAGTTGCATGATTTTGCTCTGCAAATTCTTTAGCTTCTTTTTTGGTTAGTCCTGAGTCCTCAAACCTTATTATCATTTTCGGCATTTAAAGTCTCCTCTACAAAAGATATTGTATCTAATAAGTGCTTATACCCAATATCAAGAAGATCAAGACCTGGATGATAATTTTTATGTAATCTAAAAATTACTGCTGTAGCTATAAAAGATAAAGCTTCTAAATCTTTTAAAGTTTGAGGATTTTCATTAGGGGAATATCCTAATTCTTCTAAAGTCATTAGTGTTTCATAAAATATATCTTTACTTATTAGTTTAGCATCATCTATATCAGTTTCTTCGTCTTCATATTGTTTTTTAAGTTGCTGTGTTCTTTCTAAGAAATCAATAACTTCTGCCATAAGTTAGTTCTCCTCTCAAGATGTACTTTTTATTTTTCCAGTAGTTTATAATAGGAATATTATACTGCCTAGCTTTAGCTACTTTAGAAGTTTCTTCTCCAGAGCTAATTAAATAGTCTACATCTTTAGTTACTCTATCTTTTAAAACAATATTAAATTCTTGTAAGTGGTCAGCTAAATCTTGTTTAGTCATATCTAATTTACCTGATACAGCCACAGATATAGCATTAATAGACTCTTCAACAAAAGTAGAAGCATTTAAGGAGTAGGGTAAATCTTTTACCCATTCTTCATTTATGTCTAACCATGCTAATATATTATCTACAGTTTTAGGGCCTATACCATTAATACTTTCGTATTCAATATCTCTTAATCTATCAAAAGAAGGTATTTTTTGAATAATTTTTTTAGCTGTATTCTTACCCACTCCTGGAATACCTAATGCGCCTAGCACTGAAGAATATTCTTTAGGTCTAGAAAGCTCCTCTAAAACTTTCTCGCCATTTTTACCCATATCTTCCCAAGGAATTTCTTCTTTAAACAAATCATTAGGATGCGTTAAGTTTAATTTTTGAATCCAAGCAGGCCCTAGTCCTTTAATACCAAGTTGTTTTACAAAATATTCTACAGACTTATTTCCATCTTTTTCAGAAGTAAAAAGCTTAGGTCCTTCTCTATATAGTTTTAGTCCTAGTTTTTTCTCTGCATCTGCTACACAAAATCTAGCAAATTTAGATTTAGAAAGAACTTTTACAAACTGAGGAGTAATTTGTCTTTCTATTAGAATTTCATCACCAAGACCTAGATCGTGCTGTTCTATAAATTCTATGTTATGTAAAATAACTCTAGAAATAGTAGCATCATCTATGTTTACAGGTTCTACAACTGCAACAGGAGTTACAACCCCTGTTCTACCTATACTCCAAAAAATATCTTGAATAGTAGTAACAGCTGTCATAGCTCCTCTAATTTTTAGAGCTACAGCGTATCTAGGATATTTTGAAGTAGTACCTAATAGTCTTTCTCTTTTGTAAGAATTAACTCGATACACTACTCCATCACTGGGATAAGCAGAACAGTCCCAGTTAAAAGGAGAAACAAATCCAAAATTATGAGAATTTTTAACTCTCTCAGTATAGTCTTCTTCTACTCCTGCTACATCATGAACAATGAATCTTAGTTCTCTGTCTATAATTTCTTCAGCATTTTTTATACCAAGAGAGCCGCTTACAAAATTTCTAAAGTTTTGTACATTCTCTTTATCAGTAACTACTTCTCCAATAAAAGTAACAATCTTATTTAAAGGAGAGATAGAAAAAGGAATAGAAGCAATGTAATCTACTAAATGAGTTACATTCTCTCCAAATTCTCCGTCGCCTCTAGTAAGAGCATGTAACAACTTACCTTCTTTATCATATGTAACAGATAAGTTAGTACCATCTATTTTTATAGTTTCAACAATAAATTCAGAATCTATTTCTTCTTTTTCATACACTTTTTTTAAAGAGTACAAAGGGTATGGATGTTTAACTTTACCTTTTGCGCTTCCTACTTTCACAGTAGGGCTTGAAGAATCAGACCAACCTTGTTTATCTTCTAAAGCTTTTAGCCTGTCATAAAGTTGGTCATACTCTTCGTCTGAAATAATAGGGCTGCTATTATCATAATATAGCTTTGCATGATGTTTGACTGTTTCTAAAAGGGAGCTATAATCTTGTTTCATTGTTGCCTTTCTTATACATATAATATATAGTAATTATGATTAATTGTCAAGGTAATTTATTTAATTCTTCTCCTAAAGAGGTTAAAAGGCTAAAGGCATCAGTACTAAGAACTAATAAGTATTGTACCCCTATAAAAGATACACTAAGACAAATAACTAACATACCTGTTTTTACATAAATATTCATCCGCTTATATATCCTTCTTTAGGTCTATACCAGGTTTTTTGTTGGTGAATTCTACCTAATAATTCTTGAATTTCCATCATTTCTTCTTTTAGTTTATCTGAGGTTTCTCCTTGAGCAATAGCTAGCCCTCTACGTCCCGCTTTTGCTCGTAGGGCTTGTTCTATTATTTCAATGTCTCTTATGCCTAAGTCAAATTTTTTAGTATACACCGTATTAACCTTTTTTAGTTAGATAATCTCTGAAATCAAAATTATTAGTATCTAAAAATTCTGTAAACTCAGCAGAGTCTTCCCACTCTAAAGAATAGCCTAGATACGATTCCATATCTTTTTTATCTGATTTTGCAATAGGGTGTTTCAAAACTAAAGATTCTTTTTTGGGATTGTTTACTTCTTTATAAACTTCTTCCCACGACATAGAATATGCTTTTTCCTTACCTACTCTTTCAGAAAGTTTTTCTCTAAGTTTAAGTTTACTTTTTAACGAGCCTGTAGCTGTAGTATTAATTTTAGGCTCAGGATCTTCTACCGTATAAGGTTTTTCATTCTCTGTTACATAATGATAGGTAAGAGGTTCTTCTTCTTTAGGATGTTGAGAGTCAGCCCAATAGTAAATGCCACTAGTTACTTTCGAAGTAAAACTAAAAATAGCTACTAGAGGCAGAATTACAAAAAATATTAAAATAAAAGCAGTAAATATGTTTTCCATAATATAATATTATATAATTTTAAAGGTTTAAGCAATAATTAAATATAGTTAGATTGTTTTTAAGTATTGATCTAATTCTCTGTAACCTCCTATAGCAATACCATCTATTTCTATTTGAGGAAGGGTCTTAGCTTCTGGAAATTTTTTTAATAACTCTTCTTTAGTATAGTCTTTGTCTAAAACAAATTCTTTATATTCTAAATTTTTTATAGATAGAATATTCTTGGCTCGTACACAATAATTGCAGTTATTTTTTGAATAAATAATTATATTTTTCATCTTACTGCCCCAATCATTGAGAATTGAGAGATAGTATACCTACCTTTGTTTTTATCTGTTACTTCTTTCATTTTTACTTCAGTTACTTGGTGTTTCATGTAAGAAGGAAATATTACTGCTCTATTAGGTACGCATTCTATAACCCCTGCAGTAGTATTATCTTTGTTTATTAAAATTAAATCTCCTCCTTCAAAAGATTTTGGTATGTCATATAGCCAAGTAAGCATAGTAATTGTAGCAGAGTCAGAGTGCGCTTCATAATAAGCAGCTTCTTCATAATAACTTACTAAACAGTCATGAGCATTGCAATCAAAAAGATATGAATAAATGTTATCTTCAGATGCTAACTTTTCTAGAATATTGCTGTGATAGAGATTAATAGAAGATTTTCCTATAAAACTCGTATTAAATTGTGAAAAAACATCACTAAGAAAAGCAGCCCTATTATTTTTTAAAGGATTTCCCTCTTTATCCTTTGCAGTTCCTGACTTTTCTGGTTCTAAAAGGTAAGGAGTCATAAATTTACATTCTTCTAAAGCCTTATCATATTCTTCGGGAGAATACCAGTTATCCATAACTAAAGCATAATTACAATCTACTTTTATCTTTTCTACTATTTTCATTTTCTACTTTCTCTATGTATAAATTTTATATCACAATACTTACATACTACAAACCCTTTAAAAGGTACTCTGTAATAAGTAATAGGATGATCGTTGTTATCTCCAGAACATTTTACAATATCTTCATCTGTATATTCTATACGTTCTTCGTATCCTTCAACTCTATTCATTTTTTAAAATACCTTCAATAAGTTTTTTAGCAGTTTGAATAGAGTTTATATATTCTTCATTTATATAAATTATTGGAAGAGTAAAAAAATTTCTCTTGTATAAAGACTCTACTTCTTCTAAGGTGACATCGTGTCTAATTTGAGGCCAATTTATATCTTTTACTACATAGTTTTTAAAATCTAAATTTTTTTGTTTACAATATAAGACAAAATCATTAGAAGCTATGCAGCTAGGGAGAGAATATACTTTTAATTTTAACATTTTACATTAAAGTCTCGATAAGATATTTTATTATTAAAAATTTCTACTTCTTGATATTGAGGTAAATAAGCATTAAAAGTTTTGTCCCACGATAAAAGATTTAAATAGTTACAAAAATCTTTATTTCCGTCAGGGAGCATTTTTATGTTTTTTATATTTAAATCAGAGGCCCATTGATTCATAACGAAAGAATCATTTACACAACAACAATAGACATTATCATAATCATAATTCTTTACTTTAGAATCATAAGATAAAATAGTATCATTATCTATATAGGCTCCTTTTAAAAAAATAATCAAACTTTTATTATTATTAAATAGGTCATAAGCTGTAGGGGTCAACCAACTACCTGCTCTTCGTATATAAAAAGTAACATTATTACTTTTTTCTAATAACAAGGGTTTCTTCATGCACATAATCTCTGCCAGAAAAAAAAGAATATGTTTCTATTTTATTAGAAAACTCTTCTAAAAGATCTAAATCTAAAGAAGAAGTAATAATAAGACCTCCGGGCTTGACCTCTTTCAATGCGAGTTTAAAACATTCTTCTTTATGTAGGTCTTCACTTATAGTTAAAACATCAAAAATACAAGAAGGATACTTTTTTATACTATTTACATAATCTTCTTTATCATAAGTTATTTTTATATTATTTATATTTTTAAATGACATAAACTCTTTTATCACATTAAAAGAAGCTAAATTAGACTCTACTAAACATAAAGAATATGCTCTTCGTGCTAACCAGAAGGTAGAGTCGTCTTGTCCCCAGCTATAAATTAATTTATTTGAGTTTTGTAAATGATCTATAATTAGTTGTTCTACTTCTGAAGGATAAACAGAATAATTATAGGTTTTTTCATTTATTTTCTTCATTAATTATTTTCCTTCGCTCAATATCTGATTCTATACAAGTATTTCCATATTGTACTTCAAGTATGTGAGCGTCAGAACTACCAGTATTAGTAGTTAAATGCCAAGTATTAGAAGGTATTACAAAACTAGTATTTTCTTCTAATATTTGAATTTGCCATTGACCGTTGGGATATTCTAATTCTATCTGTACAGAACCTTCTAAAATATACCAATGTTCTGATCTATGTATGTGTTTTTGGTCGGATAAACTACACCCCGGCTTGATAACAAGTTCTTTTATTTTTTGACCTATTCTAGGTTGTTTGTCATCTAATACTCTCCAGTAGCCCCAGTCTCTAATTGTTTTATCAGTCTTCCAATTATCTAATATCCAGGAAGAGCTATTAAGTTTATTATCTCCCCCTACTCCCCACTTAAATTTGACCCAAGGGGTTTTACCATAAATTTTCTCTTCAGGAGTATTTCCTTGATTTCGATCTCCTCCGTTGGCAAAAATAATACTATTATCATGGGTCATGTTTAAGGTTTTGTGTATAGCATTATTAGCAGTATCGTCATCGTCATTAAAACTAATGACCCTACTTACAAAACTTAAATTTTCTAATATTTCTTTTCTTTCCTCCCAAGACATAAATGGTTTGCCTTTTTTTCTAGACAACCATTTATCGCTATTAAGACCTACCACTAAATTAGTTCCTAATTTTTTAGCTGCTTTTAGATATGCTATGTGTCCAGAGTGTAAGGGATCAAAACCTCCAGTAACTAATACTATATCAGCCATGAATTATCCTTTACAAATATCTAGTATATTTCTAATTTGCATTTCTTTTTCATCAAGCTGTTCTTGATTTTGTTTATGTAGTACTGTAGCAGCTGCTCTAACAGCAGTAGATTGTAATCCATATTCGTCTTTTAGGTGTTTTACTCTTTTATTTATTTCTTCTCTGGAACTTTCTATAGCTCCTAAAAAAGATACAATAATATCTATTTGTTCTGCTACATCTTCTGGATCAATAGCTTTAATAACTTTATTTGTTTCATCACTTTTAGGCATGATTTTTTCCTTATTTTGCAGGTTTATACACTATTTTTGCTAGTTTAAAAAGAAAAATACCTATTTTTCTTCTAATTCTATGAGATAACTTATTGTTTTTAGTATTTATAAAAGAAATTAGTTCTCCTATAAACATTCTAACATCTAAAAGAGTTACATTACTATCTATGTATATATAAACATATTTACCTTTTATAATAGGTTTATATTTTTTAGTTTTTATATGTTTAAACATAGTTATTAAGTTGTCAGGAGCGTGTATTTTTAAATGAGTCCAACTTTCTCCAGACAGCTGCTCTATTTGAAATTTTCCTAGCTTTTCTAAATTTCGTACTAAATTTCTAGCAACTATTTCTCGATCTATTTCTTTAGGTTCTTCTATATTTCTAAATATATACTTATTCATAGATTTATCCTTAAAGATCATTATCGTGAATATATAGTTGAAGTAGGGCATAATGAAGAATTTTCATTAAATCTTTTCTAGCATCTTCTGCAGTACCTTTTTTTCCATATCTATTAGAATATTTATCTATACTGCCCATACAAAAACCAGTTCCGTGTCCTCTACTCATAATAACTTCTGTAGATTGAAAACCCCCATTAGAATAATGTTGGTCATAAGTAGAATCTACATAGTTTCTAAATTCTTCTATATATAAGTCTTCATTAAATTTATAGTCAATCATTATAATGCAACTAGAGGCTCCCCTGCTAGCTCCTCTTCTTCTTTAATAAAATTGTAAAAACCAAGTACTGCAACTTCTTTGTGTTTTGCTTCAATATCAAAATCTGCGTATTGAAGCATAGGAACATGATTAGCCATAAGTTCTTCATCCCAAAAAACCTCGGAGTGCGCATTTGGTTTCATCCAATAATCTGGATTTTCAATAGGAAAAGATTGAGAAACGTGAAACAAAGGCCTAACTCCTTTCCAAGATTTTACTGCTTCAATAAAATATTCGTGAGTATAAGTAATATGTTCTATTTCTCTTATTTTTCTATTAACTGTCTTATCGCCTAAAAATACTTTTTCAGTTTCTTTCATTCTGTGACAAGCATAGTGGTGTGTGTCAAGACAACATCTAATAGGAATTATTTTAGATAATTCAATAGTGTGTTCAATATCGTATCCGTTTGGTTTATCTTCATTTTCTACTGTTAAACACTGTTGTGCATAGTCAGAAAGATAGGGAAAGTTAGTTGCAAACCGTTTAATACCGTCTGAGTGTTTTCCTCCATAAAGACCTTGTAAATGAATATTCATTACAAAATCTTTAGCAGGAAGATTCATTAAACTTCCGTACAACGCATGATATTCTAAATCTTTAATAGAATTTTCAACTACTTCTGCTTTGTTAGAGGCTAATACTGTATATTGCCCTGGGTGAACACTTAGACGTACTTCATGCTTTTTAGCTAGGTTACCACATTCTTGTAAGATTGCACATATATCATCCCAAATTTCTTCATACCAAGGCTTAGTAAAATCTAAAGTATAACAAGGAAACAGCTCAGAAGAAATTCTCCAAGCTCTTAAGTTTTTAGGTTGGGTAGGAAAATAATTTTTTAATACAGATAAAAGCTGCATACAGTTAAATATAGCTTTTTGTTGTACTCTTTCTTTACCCCCTTCTTTAAGAGCGTAGGTTTTAGTAGTAGTTCCAAAGTTATAAGCTTTAGCTTTGTTTTTATCGTGAAATTGACAACACTGAGCAATTCGCCAATCTTGGCTAGTTTGATTAAAGTATTCCATAGTTTTTCCTATATAATTATACTTTATATTACTAAATAAGTAAGTATATGTCAAACTAATTGTGTCATTGAGAATCTCCAGGAGACACTCTATAATTGTCTTCTACGCTATCAGGAGTACTAACTTCTAATATAGTTCCTTCTTTTATACATTCTAGTTGGTGAGGACTACAAGGTTCATTATGCCAAGTATCTCCTTGTTTTAAATGGTTGCTTATCTTAGAAGCATCAAAAGTATTTAACCAGTGAACAATAAACTCTCCTTCTAAAACATACCAACTTTCTTCTTTCTCTTTATGAAAGTGCATAGAAAACTTTGCACCCTCATTAAATTTCATTAATTTACCGCAATACTTATCGTTAGTAGCCCAAATAAGTTCGTGTCCCCATCCTTTTTTTACAAAACCTTCAAGTCTCATTTAATGCTCTTTCTATGTCTGTTTTAGTTATTACATATGTTCCAAAATGTTCTACAGAATAAGAAGCTAATTTATTAGCTAAGTCTATAGAATCGTGAATAGATTTATAAGTGTTAAAAATAGCTAAGGCAGCTAAAAATACGTCTCCTGCTCCTGTAACATCGTGTACTTGTACAGACTTAGGTTTTGAATGAACTCCTTCACAAAAAGATCCTTCAGAACCTAGAGTTACTATTTTAGTAGCTGTTATAGGTAAATTATAGCTTTGATTATCTTCTTCTTCGTTTATTTTTATAATAGAAAAAGGAAAACAACTTAAATCTTCTTTTTTACTGTCTACATATACTTTATATTTAAATTTTTCACAAATTATTTTAGCAGCTTCTGGGGAAATTAAACCTTTACAGTAGTCAGAAATAATTACAGCATCAAAATCATTATTATTTATAATCTCTAATTGTTCTTCAGTTAAATGAGCTACCGAATCGTTTATATCTTCTCTTAATAATTGTTGATTTGATTTATTATCTATAAAACGTCTTTTAATTATAATATCAGTATTAGTTAATAAAGTTATAGAATTGTTTCCACAAAAAGATTCTACGTTCTTTTTAACATTAGCCGCCATTCCTTCTACGCTAAAACTAGAAGAATAGTTTATTATAGGTACGGGAGCTTCTGGCGATATTCTTTTAACACTACCTAGTCTGTACTCATCTTTACAAGACTCGCCTATTATTAATATTTTTAATGACGTCAGTTGTTGAGTATCTAATGTCTCTCTCATAAAATATAACTTTCTTTACAAAATCTTCACCTACAATATTTTTATGCTTATATTCTTCTCCTATAACTAGTAAATCCGCATTAAAAACTTCGAATATAGAACATAATTCTTCATCAGAATCAAAAGGTAAAACTGCTGACACAGGTTTTAAAGCACTTACAATTTTAGAGCGCACTGCTAAACTATTTATAGGTCTATCAGCACCCTTATTTTGTTTAACTCTTTCATCAGTATCTAGACATACAAATAATCTATCTCCTAAACTAGAAGCATAATTAAGTAAATCTATATGTCCTGGGTGTAATATATCATAACACCCATTAGTGAAAACTGTTATCAATAAAAAACCCGTAAGATTTATAATTTATAGTTAATTCAGTATTGATTACTATAGTTTCTTTAGTAATGATTAGATCATTCATAGTATCATAGTTTAAATTAGGAAAATAAGAGTGGTTTAAATAAAATCTAAAATCCATAAAATTGTAGCCTATAGTAGGAATAGAAACTCCTGTTGGTGTTCTTTTAAATCTTTTTAAATATTCTGCTTGAACAATTTTATCTAATCTTTTTAGAATACTAAAATCTAAAGTAGTCCATTCTAAGGCGGAAAAAATTACTGTATTTTTTGGTATCTCTCTTAGAGCAAAAACACCTACACCGTGAATCGGTGAAGGTGCTAGAGTACAGAAAGCACTATTAAATGCTTCTAATGTTAAATGAGAAGTAGACATTTTTACATATTTATTTCAATTATTTTATCTGAAGCAGCTATTTCATGAATCTTAGTCATATGAATTTGTTCAATATAAAAATGTTCTTTAACTAAATTCATTTCTTCTGCTAAATTAAGAATCATCATTGCATAATGCTGTGCTTTATTAACGGCATCATCATCCGCAGCTCCCATAGCAATAATTTGTTTTTCTACTTTGAAAAATAAATCATGTAACATAGCAGCTTCTACAATTAAATGAATCATATCTGTTTTATCTTTTATTTCAGAATATAATTCTTGAGCTGCAGGACACATATCAAAGTGTTTAGTTAAATATTCTCCAACTTGTACTTGATTATCAGAAGTGTCATGTACTTTAGAGACAGTATCGTCTGTATGCAAACTTGCAGACTCCATATGAATTAAATAGTCTCTTGAACTATTCATATAAGCAGAACACAGAGCTAATTTATTAGTCCACCAAGTAGGTAAAGACATTTCTGCTTCTAAGGGTAGCGCGGATAGAATTTCTTGAGCGTCTTCAATAATTACATTACACATTTTACGAGAAGATGCTACGTCTGAATGTCCATCTTTTTTCATTTTCTTGGACCTCCTTTTTTAGGTGACTTTTTAGATCCTCCAGGACCTGCCCATAACTCTTTTCTTGCCCAGTAGTTAGCAGAAAATTTATCATCTTTAGTTAATTTTCCAGACTTATCTCTAATTCCGGCACTTCTTTGTAAATAATTTTTACGTGCTTCTTCTGAGTAGTTATGTCCATAATCTTTATGGCCAAACTTAACTACTTTTATTTCATCGCCTTTTTTTGCCAACACAACTTGTTTATGTTTAGAGCTAGAAGTATTTCTTTTTGGCTTGTTAAATCCAGGATAAGTTTCACCTCTATATTCTATTTTTCCACTAGGTAGTCTTCTAGCGTCTTTTGTTTTTGCCATGATTATCTCCTTATCTTATCATAAATTAACTCAAATACCAAGATAATAATTAATTTTTTAAACACTACTTAGTACAAACTTTATTAATCTAGTGTTTTTGAATGAGTTTCAAGTTGTTTTAGTCTATGATCAATGTCTTTAATTTTTAGTACCGCTCCGTTAGGAAGTTTTTTCTCCCACGCATCTGTGGGTTGTTGTAGCCATGTCCATCCCCAGCGGGTTACTAAATAATCTACTGTCTTATCTACTTTAGAATAAAACCAAAGTCCTAATCTTGTAGTACTCATGTAAGTTACAAATATAGCACCAAATATGCTGCCAGCAAGAGCTGTATAAATCCATAGCCTATCACTAGCCATGCGCTCGATCATTTCCCACATACTATTCTGCTTTCCAAATAGTCCAAGCACCCCAGGCTATAGCAGCATAAGCTATCAATGCCATAGGCATAATAATCATAATAATTCCTGCAGCTATTAAAGCTGCCCCATCCCAAGAAGTTCTTTCTTTTGATCTTTCTTTAGTCCAAGAAATTGTTTTAGAAATCATATTACTTCTCCCTATTTTTTTGACTTTCTTTTCTTTCCAGAAGAAGTCACAGACCATTTTACCATTTTACGGCCTTTTTTCTTGGTAGCTTCTTGTTTTGATATTCTTGAAGCTACAGCTTTAGGTCTACAAGCGGGATAATTTCTTTTATCTTTTTTTCCTGATCTTCCGCAAGGTTTACCTGTTTTAATATCGATCCACTCTTCTGAAAACCATTTACCTAATCCGCCCTTAGCCATTTTTATTTCTCACTTTATTAGTAGGGGCACCTTTCCATTTTCCGCCTTTAGCTTTGTACCACTTAGCAGCCCATGCATTTGCATACGCTGAAGGATATACTTTAAATTTCTTTTTTGCTTCTGTTTTAGCTCTAGACCAAAGACGGGGATTTGTAGGAGTTGCTGCCATTTTACATTCCTTATGTTGGTTTTATATAGTATCCTTTTCTAATATCAGATAAGTAACCATTAGCTGAGTATAAAAAAGAATCTTCATGTAAATTATCAATAAATTCTAAGTTACTATATTCTGAGTAATCTTGTCCTTCCCAAACAGGAATTATTTTTGTTCCTATAGGCAGATTCCAAATATGATCATTACCGCTTCTAAGATGTACTTCAAATATATTATTACCTTTAGATTCTACATTTAAGTATTTTTCAGTTTCTATCTCATTAAACCACTCAGGAAGAACAAAATTATTTGAAACAACTTCCCATTCTTTAAAAGTAACTAAGTTTTCTTCTGTAGTGTGGGTGCCTACCATAGTGCTAAAAGGTTCCCATTTATTATTAAGCTTAATAAAATCAATACTATAGTGTAATCCCTCAAGCCATTCGCACCAAAAATATCCTGGGGGTATATATTTATGGGCTATCATATCTCTAGTATGGATTGAGGGATCTAAAAATTTTTTGTGTGCTCCTATGCCCATACCGTATAAATTATATATAGGTCTTATAATATAATTACCTTTTTTAGAAATAGGTACTCCTGCGGGGCCACATCTATACCCAAATTTTAAAGCTAATTCTAATTTATTAAATAACCATCTTAAATTAGGATACGCTTTCCAGGCTTGGTAATCTTCTTCTATCATGTTATTCTTTGTGTGGAGCATTAAAAAAGCTCTTTACTCCATTATGTCTTTTTTCTATAAAATGACTATGATCTTCTTTTTCTAAAGAATCAATTCTATCGTAAAATTGTAAAACTGCTAAAGGATCATTTCTTTTGAAAAAATATTTTTTAAAAGTTGTTTTTTCAAAAAACACTATAACATTTAATAGATTTGGACCAGTAATATCCCCGCTCTCCCATATTCCCGGACTAACGTGATAATTTTGATATTTCCACATTAGGGGATTTATAAAAATTGCTTTATTTTCTTTTTCTGTTCTTAGTGATAAGTTTAAATTAAATTTAACTATAAACCAATTATCTGAAATATATTTCGGAGCTTGTTCAGGAGGGTGTACATTCATAAGCACATCTTTATTGGACCCTTTAAAAGTACAACCATCTTCTCTTATATCTAATATTGCGTCACAAGGAAACTTTAATAGTATAGAATTAGAAAAATGCTTATTTACCGCAGGACAACTTTTTATTGTACTAAAGCTTTCATAACTATATAAAAGGTGGTCTGGGCAAGTATCAATAAATTCATATTTATTAACTTTATCAAAGATAATCGGAGAAGTATCTAGAAACCATTTTGGTTTTCTTCCCACCTCTAAAATATCTTCAATGTTAGTTCCAATATGTTTATGAACATAGTCATAATATAATTTCATTAAATAGGCTTTTCTATTATTTTTTCTTTTTCATTTTTTTAAGAATTGCTTTTTGAAGTGCTGGGGGTAGTTTTTTCTGAGCAGCTGTAAGTCCTTTTTGCTCGGTCTTTTTCTTTTCTGTTTTTTTCTTTTTTGTGTGCATAGCCATAACTATCTCCTATTTCTTTTTTTTCTTTTTGTATCCACTGGCATAAGCAGCTCTTGCTTGTTTTAGAGCTGCTTCTTTAGTTTTATAAACTTTACCTGTAGATCCCCATTTATAACCGCCTTTTACTTTTTTAACAGGCATAATATTCTCCTTAAAATGCATGACTTTCTGCAGGATTATCTGGCCAGTCTTCTTTAGAACAAATACACTTAGTACATACATCATTTATACAATTGGAACAGTCTGGAGCATAACAATGACATCTGTGCTCACAAGACTTACAATATCTTTCTTCACTTATCATTCTTTTTCCTTTGTATAAAAATAGCTATCATAAATACCATTAAAAGCTGCGTACATTTTAGGAGTTATTTGAGGATATTCTCTCTGAGCTTTTTTAATACTAGCTATTAACGACCTCTCGCGAGGTAATAGATTCAACTTTTCCATTTGTAAAAGCTTTTTTAATGGGATACGGCGTTTCTTCTGCATATAAATACCTCATAATCTCTTTAACAAGTGGACTTCTTACTATGTGATCACTAGTAAAGTTTAAGAAAGTTACTAGTTCTGATTCTTTTAACTTAGAAGATGCCCATTTTAATCCATTATTATTAGTAGGTAAATCCGATTGTAATAAATCTCCCGTAACACAACATTTTATATTTTTTCCAAAACGAGTTAAAAACATACTCATTTGTTTTTTTGTAGTATTTTGAGCCTCGTCCAGTATAATAAAAGAATTAGAAAAAGTCCTGCCTCTCATATAAGCTAAAGGTACTGCTTCTATAATATTAGAGGCTATCATTCTTTTTATTTCTTTAGGATTATATATTTCAGAAAAAATTCCAATTATAGGGTCCATAAAAGGATTTATTTTTTCTTCTAGTGTTCCAGGAAGAAAGCCTATATCTTCTGTAGCTACAACAGGTCTGGTTATAATAATTTTTGATATTGTGCCTCTTTCTAAAAAGTTTAGTGCAGAGTTACACGCTACATATGTTTTTCCAGTTCCTGCAGCTCCCGTAAGAAAAAGTAAATCATACTTTTCTATTAGTCGATAGTATTCTTGTTGTTTTAAAGAGTTTTTAATGTGTAAGTCCTTTCTGCTGAATATAAAATGAACGAACTCTATGTTTTAATTCAGGTATAAAATTAACTACTTTACCTGTAAAACATTGAACTTCTTTTTCATCTACGCCGATTACAATAGAAAAATCATTTATAGCAGTATTAAATAAATAATTATGTGCTACGGCGTACGCAGTAGCTTGAATGTAATAATTTTTAATTTGAGAAGAATATTTTTTCTTTTTAGAAGTTTTAAAGTCTATTATCGATAATACTCCATTCCATAATCCTATTCCATCTACTCTACCTGCAAATTTTAATTTAGGATGCCAAAGAGGTATTTCTTGAGCATACGGAGTAAAGTTATTTCTATCACATTCTCTTATAATATCTCTGGCAAGTTGTTTTATTTTTGTAGGTTCTTGAGAAAGTCCAGAGCTGATAAACCAATTTTTAAAATTTCTAGATTCTTGTAAATAATATTTTTCAATATAATCGTGTACTGCTGTACCTCTATCAGTAGCTTCTTTAGATATTCTATTAGCTTCTTCTTCTCCTACTCTTTCTTTCCATTTTTGTAAAAAAGAGTTATTAGAGGTTGATCCTAAGATAGTTGTAATGCTAGGATATTCTCCATCGGGAGTTTTATAAACTCGACCTGATTCTTTATCTATATTATATGCTTCTAAACACTTAGAATAATCAAACAATTTTAAAACTTTCTCTTAGTGATTTAGGCTTTTCTCTTAAAAAATTATCTTCTTTTAATATAGCCATCCACATTTGCCATATTTCTTGTGCTTTTAAAGTATCTTCTTTAGATTTTGCAGGCAAGTCAATCCCGTTTATAGTGCTTAAAAAAGCAGAGGCTAAAAACAAGTTTGCAGAGCCAATTTCTCTAGATTCAGTTTCTTCATCTGAAATACGTCTTGGTTCTACTAGTTCTAAATTACTTTCTTGAATATTATCTTCGCTGTAAACATCCATAGGTGGAGAAGATAATAAATATTTTAATAGTTCTTTTTCTTTTTTCATTATGCTTTATTTATTATCTCAATGACTGTATATATAAAACCAGTGATTGCTAATATTAAAGAACCTACAAACATGAGAGTTTTTAAACTTACTTTACTAGCCGATATAGTCTCGTGTATTTCTTGAATTCTATTATTGCTTTGCACTATACTATCATTTAAAGCAGACAAAGATTGACTAATATGAATATATCTTTCCGCACAAACGGCTTCGTGAGCTACAAGATCACTTTTAGTTTTTTGAGTTCTCTCGTGAAGCCAATTAATATTTTTTTTAATTTCTTCTGCTGTATCAGATTCTAAATTCATTATTAATTTTATCAAACGTTTGTTGTATTAGTCAATCTTAATTTTTTATTTTTCCCATCTGTATAAATGATGTATGCCTATCGTTACTGTTTTTGATAGCTTATCTTTCCAAAAAGGGTTAACTGCTTTACTATGATAGTGCGTTGAATTTTTTGTCACGTCTGATATTTTTCCTGAGATTAACGCTTTAGCGAGCTTAAAAGATTTTTCTTTAGCTCGCTGATCTTTCATAGTATCGGGATACTTGTCACAGTACCAACTAAACTGGCACTTATATAAAATAATTTTATTATTTTTATCTTTACGAGCTTGAGTTACAACTTTACAAATAGTATTTGGATATCTAGAATCTTTTACTCTATTTAAAGTAACATTACCAACTGCTATTTGTCCTTTTGTTGATTCTCCTCTAGCTTCGTGATATATATTTTTTGCTAAACATTCTACTTCTTTACTAGTATCTGCCATTACGCTAGTGCTGGCACATAGGAGAAAAATATGTAGTCCTTTTATCATCTAATATTACCTTAGTTATAGCATTCCCATTAGGATCTACTTTTTTGTTATAAACTAAGTGTTTAGAGCCGCTATAAGACCCTTCAACACCGTACAAATCTTTATACGTTCTAATTGTTGAGCCTCCTGTTTTATAAGACTCTGTTAAAATTTTAATTATAGCTCCGTGTAGCCGTATCAGATCGTTGTCTGATAGGTCAGATACGCTATTATAGGGAGAAATGCCAGATAAATATAGAGATTCACTTTTGTATATGTTACCTATACCACTAATGTATTTTTGATTCATTAAAAAACTTACAATACTTTTATGGTTATATTTTCTTGCTATTTCTACAAAATTTTTTACGCTACAAGGATTATTTAACATATCTGGGCCTATAGAGTCCAATTTTTTATTTAAGATATTTCTATCGTTTACAAACTTTAGCGTTCCGAAGTTCCTAATATCTGAGTAGTATAAGTCTAAATATTCTATAGTATTATAATAACTTTTAGTAAGGGAGAATAACACCCGAGAATGAGTATCTTTGCTTAGAGAGTATCTGCCGCTCATTCCGAGAGTACAAAATAAAAACCATTCATTTTCAAATTCCCACCAAATAAATTTCCCTTTATTATATACTCCCTTAATTAAAAGAGCGCTTCTTTCCAAAGCGCTCATGAAATCATGGTATCCATCTGGAACACGTTTTATGTATCGTCCAGACATAGGTATGGTATCTTCGAGAAAAGAGCCACTAACTATGCTATGCAGCTGTCTCGCGACTCTAGTTACTTCAGGTCCTTCAGGCATTTTTAAACCAATAATCTTTAGAATGATGACTTGTCCATAAGTATTCTACCTGAAGTCTCTTGAGCATTTCATTTAACTCTTGACATTCATTAATAATTTTGATACACTCGTTAGTAAATATAACAAACATATTTTTGGAATAACAACCCTTAGCCCCATAAGCCTCTTCGGGCTTCGTGTACAAATACTTTTTATAAAAGGTAGGATTATTCATTTTTAAGAGCAGTGGCTTTAATAGTTTTCTAAGTTCCTCAATGGACTCATGACTATTATTTAGAATTACACGGATAACATTTAAATCTTGTTGATATTTATTCATTATACTATTAACCTACTTGGTTTAGAGTTTTTCCAAAAATCAGATTCATTATAGTATCTAGTTTTTTCTAGTGAATCTAAAAAGTTATTTATTTCCTGAGCTTTACGTTTCCACAGTTTTTCTTTTAATGGAGAGTCTATAGCTTCTTCTCTCAGAATGTTCATTTCTGAAAGTGCTTCATTCGGATTCCATTTAACTATAGATAAACATCGGCTCAATTCATTTTGATAGTCTTTCATACCTTGTACCTAGCTATTGTTGTAAATTAATATTAGCATGAAAAATTGTAAATGGCAAGAATAAAATTAAATTAAAATATGTCTACTCTAAAAAAGTGTCAGACTAATAGGAGAAATAAGTTGAAAAAGGTTATAGGATACTTTAACAAATCTAATAAGATCTACGTGCAAAGAGAACTGCTTAGCCTGCAAAGTTTAGGAATTGCTACAGAAAGTGTAGACAGTGTAACGCTAGCAAAACCTATTAAAACTCCTATGTTTGTGGTAACTAAAAATAATGGAATATTATCCAAGTTAAGAGGTAAATATGCTTCTGGATATTTATCAAATTGGATTCGTAATTATATAAAGGTAAATTAATGAAAATAAGTATAAAAAAATATAATAATGATGTATCAAAAGCATATAAAATTATGATGCGCAAATTAAATGCAGATGGTTATTATGCTGATGCTAAAAGAGGAAGTTATTATATTTCTAAATCAGAAAAACTTAGAGAAGCAAAAAAAGCAGGTAGAGCTAGATACAAAAAAGCAGAAGCTAAAAGACAAGCGCTATTAGAAAAGTTAGAAAAAAAGGCAGGTTACTCTAAGAAGCAAAAAAATAGACCAAACCCCAAATCCTAAATTTAATTTTTTATTGCTAACTATAGTTTTTAGTGTTATTATTAACCATAATATAATAAAAAAGAGTAAATAGGATGAGAACAGAAAAATTATCAGATGATGATAAGCAACAATTACTGCTAGCAGCAATAGAAAAGCTTTCCAAAAGTCCTATTAGTTTTGTTCGATATAAAAAACCTAGTCGATTTAATAGATTAAAAGCTTATAATGAAAAAATGAGCAAGAAGCTAGCAGAGAGGAAATAAAGATGAATCCTAAAAATGGAGTAATTCCTCACGCTCTTTCAAAAGCATGGAAGAAAGCATTAAAACAACTGTCTAATAAGAAACAAAGACAAAAAGGAAAAAAAGAGGCTGCTACATAGCCTCTTTTGTAAACTGTGAAACAACGCATAATACATACTGGACTGCGGGGCAGTACCGCACAGCTCCACCAAAAACACACTTCGCCTATCTGCATAGTAGGTGTGGTGCAGCACACAACTCCTAATCGAGCCAAGAAAGTGTGTTTTTGATGGGGCTGAAATAGGATCGACAGGTGTGTGAGTGAAGTGGAGTTTACCGTGTTGACCTACGTTATTCGGTCAAACTTTATAATTGCAAACGATAACTTTGCACCATCTAATTACGCTCTTGCAGCATAATTAAGAGGGCTGGTCACTTGCCTAGTAACAGAAAAGTGACACATTATTTTGATTAACACTATGAAAGTATATTCTGCCTCCAAAGCTATTACTGAATTTTCTATAGATTCTTCTAATATAATAGACGCCTCCACAATATTTATTGTAAAAGATGAAAAATATGGAATTTCCCTAGGTAAAAACAACATTATACTTTCTGCTTGTGTTATTAACTGCGCAACTGGTTACCGAGAAAGTACTGTTATAGGTAACAATAATTATATAGGTCCTAGTACTACTATTAATAGTGATACTCTTATAGGCAATAATAATACTATAACAGGTTGTTGCTACTTAGGTTTTCATAGTGTTATTCAAAATAATGTTTATATAGAATATAATGCACATATTCAAAATTATTCAACAGTAGGAAGTTATTCTTTTATAGGTACGTTTTCTCCTATAATTAAAGATGTAAAACCTTTTTGTAAAGTGTTTGGCAATCCTTCTAAGATTAGAGGCACACACCGCTCTTCAGATTTTAGAAAAAGGTTTAATGAAACGCAAAGACAAGAAATAGAAGCTTTTGTTAAAAACGATATAGAACCTACTGATCCTTATTTAATAAGTATAATTGATGAATATAGAAATTTTTCAAGAAAAAAAGTAACACAATGATAGTTATCTACCGAGCTTCAGAAGCAAATAAATCTCCAGGAAGTGTATCAGACGGATCAGAAGATAAAGCTAGATGGAACGGAAAAAAGAAAGCAGAAATATTTAAAAAGTGCTGGCTTTCTTTACAACAAGACTTAGAAGGTTGGGACGATAAGATAATTGTTCTTGCAGACAAAGTATCTGAAGAAACTAAAGCTTGGATGACAGATACTTGTATTATTCCTAGTAAATTAGAAATTAGAGATATTCCTGCTAGAACAGATGTTCCTCCACTAGGCTATCATCCGTATCCTCAATATCATCCAGTTACTATTAACACTTGTATTCCGTTAATGGAAACATTAATAGAAATAGCTCAAGAAAATCCAGAAGAATTAATTTATCTTTGTGAAGACGATTACCTTCATACTAAAACAGCTATAAAAACTATGAAAAATGTTTTTAAGGCTGGGTATGAAGGTTTTTATTTACCCTACGATTACCCTGATAGGTATTTTGATAGAGATAAAAGTGTTGAAGTTCTTATAGGCCCTGACTGTCATTTAAAAACAGTGGCTAGTGCTACACTAACTTTAGCGGCTAAGGGTAAAACATTTTTACCTTTTAAGTTTTCTATTCTACAAGCAGGATTATTTTCAGATGATTCTTGGACATGGAAAGCGTTTAGACAGAGTGTAGCAGTATGTCCTTTGCCTGGAACAGCGACTCATTTACAAGATAATTGTATAACGCCCTTAATAGATTGGAGCGAAGTATGGAATCAGTGGTAATAACTGGGTCTGCCGGATTAATAGGTAGTCATCTATGCTATAAATATTTAGAGCTAGGGTATAGAGTAATTGGAGTAGATTCCTTAATAGGCGGATATATTACTAATATGCCTAAGCACAAAAACTTTTTTTATTATGCAGTAGACATTTTAGATTGTACAGAGCTATCTTCTATTATGGGTATTTATAATCCTTCTTTAGTAATACACTGTGCAGCCTTAGCGCATGAAGGATTAAGCGTATTTTCACCTAAAAAAATAGTTGAAAATATATATGCAGGCACTGCTTCTGTGTGCAGCGCTGCTATAAGTAGTAAAACTCCCATATTTATTAATACTACTTCAATGGCCAGATATGGAGAAGGCTCTCCTCCTTTTGAAGAAAATCACGTTCCTAATCCTGTAGATCCTTATGGCTTAGCCAAACTTCATGCAGAACAACACTTAAATTTGATGAGTGACATTCATGGAATAAAAGTATTTCATATGGTTCCTCATAATGTTTGCGGTCCGCATCAGTGTTATAGTGATCCTTTCAGAAATGTTATGAGTATTTTTGCTAATCTTATTTCAAAAGATAAACCAGTATTTATTTATGGTGATGGAACTCAAAAAAGATCTTTTTCTCATGTAAAAGATTGTGTAGACGCTTTTGTAACTATGTACAATAAAAGAGACAGTATTAATAGTAAAGAAGTATTTAATATTGGTCCTAGCCACGGAACTGAAACAACAATTCATGATTTAGCAGAAAAAGTAGCAAAATACTTTAACAAAAAAGTTAAAATAAATTTCGTTCCTGAAAGACCTAGAGAAGTAAAAAACGCATGGGTTTCTACTAACAAAGCAGAGTCTGTATTAGACTATAAAGCGGATACAGACATAGAAGAAACTATAAGAGACACTGTAATGTGGATGAAGAATCAACCAACTAGAGACTTTGATTATCACATTGATTTAGAAATTGTAAATGATAAAACCCCTAAAACTTGGACAGACAGGCTATTTAATAAATGACAAACAAGTACGCACTATTTTTTAACAGCATGGCTTTTGGAGATACCTTATTTGGTATAAATTCAGCTAGAAGATTTAAAGAACATAACCCAGATTGGAAAATTGCTTTTACTGTAAGAGGCAATTTTAATTTAACTACTAACGATGGTAGAACTGGCATGTTAGAAGCCTTAGAAGTTTATGCAAAACAGCCTTGGATAGACGCAGTAGGATATTTGCAGTGGGACCGAGAAGGTAATGTGACAGATATAGTGCTTAATGATGAAGAGTTAAGAAGAAAAAATCCTGACTTATTTATTCCTCAAGAAAAATGGTGGACTGATTTTGGGAATAACAAAAGTAATAATTACCATATTAAAGATCATATTCCAGAAGAAGCATTAGAAGATGGAAATTTAGAGCTATTTGTTGAGTCAAAAAAAATAAAAGATAATATACTAAGAATAGGTATGAGCGGCCCATTAGATTGGAACAGAAAATTACAAAATGAACAATCTCGTGCAGACGTTATTTTAGGATTACAAAATATTCTAAGTGAAAGAAAGATTAAAGCTGAGATAAATATGTTTGGAGTAGAAATGCGTAATTATACTCTGTATCAGAGTTTATGTGTATTAAATACTCAAGACGTGTTTTTAGGGCCTATTGGATCTTTACATCATGCTTCTGCTGCCCTAGACGTAGATACTATCTCTATACCTTCGGTGTTTCCTGTGGTTTTGGATACTCCTGCTTTTTATTCTACTAAAGGAAATCACTTAAATGTAGAACATAGAAAAGAAAATCATTGTGGAGTGCCAGAGACAAAATGCGTAGGACAAAAACTCTATAAAAATAGAGATACCGACCCTAGAACGGGGCAAGAAGGGCCTTTTGCTTCTTTAGGCTTTTGGCCTAGAAAGTGTCCTCATACAGAATCAGGGTGGTCTTGCACAAAAACTGTTTTAGCACAAGACATAATAAATAGTTTTGAAACGTGGTTAGATAATTATTATGACAAGTCTTAATCCTATTATCATAGTTCCTTATTTATTTGAACAAGAAATTCAAGAGTTAAAAAAGTCATTAGGCTGGCAGCTCGAATATGAATTTTGGCAAGATTTAGGGCATATAGGTAGCGATATGGCCTACCAGTATCTATGGAATAAACATAAAGATAGAGATGTGATAATTCTTCACGCAGATATGTTACCCTTACCAGAAGATACTCAAAATAAATGGTATACAGATCTGATCGATACTGTAAATAAATATCCAGAAGCTGATATATTTGGTATGAAACTTTTATACCCTCAAAAAACAGAAAATGATAAGTATATCATACAGCACGCTGGTGGGAGATTTAGTAAAAATGGTGAAGCAGTACATTTCGGAGGAGGACTTAACCTCTTTGATGGAAAAGCAAATCAAGAATTGGAAATCGATGAGGGCCAGTACGACAGCGTACGAGAGGTTGCCTGGGTTACGATGGGCGGAGTTTACCTCAAAGCTTCTGTGCGCCATTCCGTTGGTAATTTTGATCCTGCTTTTTATTGGACTTACTATCGTGACGTGGATTGGTGTCTTTCTGCCCGTCGCGCTGGTCATAAAATTTATCAAACAGGCATACCGCTCCTTCATTTTGAAGGGAAAGATAACAAAAGATTAATAGCTCAAAATCCCAATTTACAAGAAAAATGGTCTATAAATAGAGAAATATTTATGGAAAAATGGTCAGGCAAAAAAGAATTTAAAACCTTAGATATGCTTGTAGAGCCTAAAAATATGAAAGAGAAACCCGTGAAAGAAATTATAAAAGAGTCTAGCCCTCCACCAGAGTTTACTATAGAAACTATTAAAGGTCTTTATGAATATGCGTGTGCAAAAGAATCTGATATAAATGAGCATTTACCTATTTTACAAGAATATGCTAATAAATGTGAGCATGTTACTGAGCTAGGAGCAAGAGGGGGTAATAGTACAATAACTTTTTTAGCCTCTGAAGCTAAAAAATTTGTATCTTACGATTATCAGTATGAAACACCAGAGCCCCATTTAGAAGAAGATGTAAATACTTTAAAATTTATAATTAATTCTGCTAATAAAATAGGTATTAATGCTTCTTATGTAGGAGCTAATGTTTTAGACGTAGAAATAGAACAAACAGATTTACTTTTTATAGATACTTGGCATGTATATTCTCAATTAAAAGAAGAATTAAGACTCCATGCAGGAAAAGTTAATAAGTATATAGCTTTTCACGATATTCACACTTTTGGAGAAGTAGGAGAAGGATACCCCGATAAAGACCCGTATCACCCTACTAGAAATCAATTTACTAGTGGAGAAGGTATTCGCCCTGCCATAGATGAATTCTTAGAAGAAAATCCTGACTGGTCTATAATATACGAAACAAAAGCTAATAACGGATTGATGATAATAGAGAAAAATAAGGCTGATACATGAGAAAAAAAAGCGTAATAAGTTTAATTTCATATGATGCATCATATTTACCAGAATCTATTAGTACCTACTACGATTATGTAGATGAAATTATTCTCGGATTAGATAAAGACAGAATATCTTGGAGTAGAAATAAATTTTCTTTTGATGAAGAGGCTCTTTGGAAAGAATTAAGTAAAATAGACGGAGACAATAAAATTGAAGTTGTTGAAGGAAATTTTCATAGAAGCGCTGTTCCGATTGAAAACGATAATCACGAAAGAAATTTTTTAAAAGAGCATTGCTCTAATGACTGGATATTTAGCTTTGATGCGGACGAAATGCTTGTAAATGCAGATGACTTTTTTAATAAGTTTTGTCCTATCGTAGAAAATTATGATGTTGATTTAATGTTCTACTGGATCTTACCTTATAAAAGAGTAGGAGACAATGAAATATTAGTTATATCAAAAGAAGATAGAAAAACACTTCCTAACAATGAAGTACAAGGATTTACTACTTTTAAACATAATACATTTAATTATTGTAGATGGACTAATAATCAAAAAAGAGTTCAATCCCCCTTAGCAATACTTCATTGGAGTTTCTGTAGACCAGAAACTGAGTTAGATTTAAAAATCAATAATTTTGGTCATAGCATAGAAAGTAAACAAGATCCTTTTTATGATATTCAAGCTAAAGTAGATATAAACAACTATACACAGTTAAAAAACTTTAAAACTAGTAATATGGGACCTCAGTGGGAATCCTTGCTAAAAATTCCAGAAAAAGAATTATTAAATTATTGTAAAGAACAAGCGGTGCTTATGTATGAAAAATAGTATGAACATAGAAATTATAGGAAAATTTTACGATAACCATTCTCTTTCTATAGTAAATAGATATTTAGCGCTAGAGCTTTCTAAGTATGGTAAAATATTTATATCTCCAATAGATAGTTTTAATGCAGAGGCTAAAGTAGATAAAAAAATTCTAGAGGCGTTAGAAAAACTACGCCCCACTAAAGAAGATACAGCTGTTCCAAATATTCAAATTAGACATACTTATCCTCCTATTTGGAGGTGGCCACACTCTAACGACACTAAAGTAGTATATATTCAGCCTTGGGAGTTTACAAAAGTACCTTTTGAATGGCAATATAAGTTTGAAACTTTTGCAGACGCACTAATAACTTTTACACGATGGACAGGCGCAGTATATCAAGAAGGAGGCATAAACCCTGAAAGGCTTTTTTGTATTCCTATTGGTTATGACCCCGATACCTTTTATGTAGATAGAGAAACTCCTAAAAGAGATAATTATACTTTTCTCTTTGTAGGATGTGATCAATATAGAAAAGGATTTGACATTTTATTAAAAGCATGGGCTAACGCTTTTAAAAAAGAAGATAAAGTAGAATTAATAGTAAAAGATACCCCTCAAGTATACGGTAAAACTACTTTGCAAGAACAACTAATTAAATTACAATATACAAATAATCTTGCAAAAATTACTTATATAGACGATGCTTATTCTGAAAAACAAATGGCAGATTTATATAGAAATGTTGATGTACTAGTTCATCCTTATAGAGGTGAAGGATTTGGAATGCCCGTACAAGAAGCAATTGCTTGTGGTACTATTCCTTTAGTTACTGGAGGAGGCTGTACTGATGAATTTGTTACAGACTATAAAATACAGTCTTCTCAAAAACTTGTTGATATAAATACCATTTTTGCAGGAAAACCAGGAGATAGTTTTAATTTAATGGGATCTCATACCTGGTTAATCGAGCCTGATGTTACTGATTTAATTCAAAAATTAAAGATGCTATATGATACAAAGAAAAGAGCTATTCCTAAGAGTAGTCGAATAAAAAATTGGGAAGAAGTAGGCGCTATGTATAATACTGCACTTAAACAAATACATGAGTATCCCAAAATAAAGAGAGTTCATGGAAATTGATTTAGGATTTGTAGGATATATAACCGAAGACAAAGCTATAAAAATAACTATAAATGAGTTCAGAGGTCAAGAGTATATTCATATAAGAGAGTATATGAAAGATGGAGATACTGGTAATTGGTTTCCTACTAAAAAAGGATTGGCCTTAAGACCCGAATTTGTTGATATGGCAGCGCATTTATTAGATAAAGCTGGAGACATATTAACTCAAACATATTTGCAAAGAATAAATAATAATAAACAACTAGAACTATTCAAAGATGAAGGAGAATCTTAATGGCTACTAAGTCAAATAAAGCTTGGAGTGATGAAGAAGAAGAAATTTTAAAAACGCTATACGTAGACAAGGGGTTAGACGTTTATGATGTAGCAGATCACTTTAAGAAAGGACACAGAAGCGTAATAAGCAAGCTAGTCCAAATGAAAATATATAGAAAACCCGAAGAAGAAAAAGAAGATAAGCGTAGCGTAAAAACTATGATTAGAGATATAGAAGAAATATTAGAAATTGAAATAGAAGGTCTAAACCTAACAAAAAAAGCAAATTTAGAGTTGCTTGTTGATGCCTTAAAAGGTAAGATAGTTACATAAGATAAAAATTACAAATTATACGAAATAGTAAGTTATAAAATAACAACCAAAAAACAAAAACAATTTCATATTTTTCTTGCTAATTATACTTATATTTGATAATATCATCTTATCGAAACAAAAAGTTTCACATTTATTAATAACACAATACATTTGAAAAACCAGAGGGGAATAAAAATGGCAAAATTCGAATATACTGAAGACATGGTTGCTCGTATGGAGCAAGTATGCGCAGGCGGCATTACAGAAGATACAATCATTGCACTTTGCGATGAATTTGATTTTCCACGCCGGTCTGTAACTGCGAAACTTCGTAAACTTGGTTACGATGTTCCGACAAAACCTAAAGCAGCTCCTGCATTTGATGCAGATGAAACAGCGGCTTTAACGTCATTTCTAGAAAGCAATAGCGGTGTTCACACTGCAGAAGAAATTGCTGCTCACTTCAGTGGTGAGTGGGGTCGTGAAGTTACTTCTCGTCAAGTAAACGGCAAGGCTCTTTCCCTAGAAATGACTGCTCATATTAAACCAGCAGAGAAAAAAGTAGCTCCACGCACCTATTCAGAGGCGGAAGAAGCACAGATTTCTGACATGGCAAGTTCAGGAGCCTTCCTAGAGGATATTGCAGAAGCCCTTGGCAAATCTGTAAATTCTATTCGTGGAAAGCTTCTCTCTATGCAGCTTAAAGCACCTCAGCGTGATAAAAAAGCAGCTAAGAGTGATTCTTATGAAGGAATCGAAGACATGGCTAGTTCTATGAGTGTTGCAGAGTTAGCAGAACAATTTGGGAAAAGTGAGCGCGGTGTAAAAACTGTACTAACTCGTCGCGGTATTTCTGCAACAGATTATACTCCAAAAGCTCTCGAAGCCTAAGAGATATAAGAAATAACTGCAATAACTGGCACGACAATTAATTGTCGTGCCTTTTTTATGGAAAAAGAAACAATGAGTAGTAACGATAGTTCTTTTTTTCTTCATAATTTACCTGATAAAGTATTACAAGATATTTTAAATTTATCAGGAGAAGAAAAATTTGCGTATTTTAACAACTTAATTAAAAGATTCTACCCAAACGTAGATACTGTTGAAGAGTTTGATAAATTATTAAAAGCATATAATGCTAGTTTTGCTTTAGAATATATTTTTAGAAATGATGAAGAGATAGGAGAAGCTTTTACTTGTATATATACTAAAACTGGACTAGTTAGAGAGTTAGAAAATGATTTATATTTTATGATGGAAGAGTATAAGTATCAAATTAATTAAATTATATATTGACACTTAGAGTATATTATAATATACTAATATTAAATAATTATGGAGATTTAAATGGTTGTAAAAAACTTAGAAATTCCCGAAGCTAAGATACGTCAAGCTCTTTGGATGATTAAAACTAAAAAAACTAAGAAATCTATTTGCGAACATTTAGGTATTCCGTACAATACAAAAAGATTAGATACTATTATTAATGATTTTCTTGAAAAAGAAGAAAGAGTTGTACGACTAAAAAAGGCTGCTAAAAACAAAACTTTTAGTGAGTCAGAAAAGAAAAGCATAGCTAAAGAATACCAAGATGGTGAAAGTATCAGTGCTATTGCGCAAAGAAATTATATATCTTCTCAAAAAGTTAAGTCTTTTTTATTAGAACTAGGAGTCCCTATCCGTTCTAGAAAGAAAAGTGCGCCAGCTCAAACAGACCATGTAGTGCAAGATTTAGATATTAGATTTTTAAAAGGTGATAGAGTTTTTCACGGTCCTACTAATTCTTTTGCTACTATTGAACAATCTTTAGATGAAGAATATATTGAATATTTACAACAAGGTATTCAAAAATATGTAGAAATAGTTCCTTTTGATTATAAAAAGTATTCAAATCCTATAGAGGATGTTCATTTTAATATTTATTGGATATTAGAAGATGGAAAAAGCTGGAAGCTACCTGCCCTAAAAAATCATATTAAATCAGTATTAAAGCATATTGAAGATTATGGACGAGAAAGTTATCATCTATGGATAGAAGGTGATTATGCACATCAAAGAATGTTTGTTCCTCGTCATGAATTATTTCCTGTAATTAAAAAATAAATGTCAGTAGATTTACAAAAGTTGGCCTTAAAAAGGCTGTTAACAACTCAGAGCCCTGATTTTTTTAATAAGCTTGTGAATAAATACTTCACAGGTAATAATCTTGTGCTATTTAGAAAAATAAACAATTTCTATACTAAAAACCTTAGAATTCCTTCTATACAGGAGTTCTATGAAATTCAAAAACAAGAAAGTTCTAAAGCTTATCTTAGAACTGAGCTAATGGAAGTCTCTTTAGAGGGTGAAAACTCTATAGAGTCTAATTTTATATCTTCACAGCTTCAAGACTATTATATTAGAGAAGAAACTATTAGTTTCATAGATAAATTTATAGATGACTTAGAAAATTTAGAACAAACAGAAATCATAGATAAAATACAAGAACATATTTTGTCTGTTCAAAAATTTATTCCTGAAGGTGAAGAGCTTTTTGATGTGGCAACTATTGAAACAGTTCCGCAAGAAGATAATTTTGTTATGTTTCCTAGCGGTTTGAGTACTGAATTTGATGCAACAAAT